AGTAGTTTCCCTATCATAAACACAGCCTCATCGTGGCGATACGTGGTCCAGTAGCATGTTAAAAAACAAACCTTCCTAGTTTACATGCGAAGCTAATGTGTTTAAATTATTTAAGAGTATTAATCAATAATCAGTAATATGAAGAAAGAACAATCTTTACAGCATTTAATAGTAACTGAAATGCCATATGAATTGCTTAAGTTACTCATAGAAGAGAAAGCTTTAAGTGCTTTTGTAAGAAATCTTATTAAAGATACAGAAGCTAATAGCCTAGTAAGGTCAAACTATAACAAAACAAAACAGATTGTTAACTTAATGACAGACTCTCCACACGGTATTATACTAAGATCATTTACTTGGAGTAAAACAGACGAAGGTTACGATTTTTGGTATGACATATACAAGAAAGTGCAGTTAATATAAACTAAAATTCTATGCACACAGTAGAAGTAAATTTATCAGTTACAATCTTTAACGCACTCCTAATTATTGCATGTATTGCTATAGTGTTAGTAGTAATAGTAGGTTACATTTCACTGTGGAGAGAAATAAGAAGAGATGACAGTCAAAGTAAAAGAGAATCACAACATCCTTAATAGGATTAGTATGATTGTAGTATCTATTTTAGTTATTTGCTGGTTAAGTTTATTAATCTATAAACAAATTGCTGAAGATACTAAGGACCCCTACAATTTTGTAGATTTACAAATGAGGTTTAAGAGATACATATTAACAAATAAATATCAGGAAACTGATAAAGATTATGTATTCTACTTAGTAAATCCTGTTACTGGAGATGAATATAAAGCATACGTTGCAGATTATCTGTATATGAATGTATACTTTGTAGGTGATACTATTAAATAATTATTAACAATTAAAAACATTATCAAAATGAAAAAGAAAAGTTTTATTGTACATGACAAAGAAACAGGAGAAGAGATTCTCATTGCATCAGCATCATTCTGTTATGCTGTAGTAGATAATGATACAACATTAGTAAATACTGAGGATCGAGAATTCGAAGTAGCTGAAAGTATCAAAGTTGTTCAATCATTGTACGAAGAAACGGAGGGCTAAAGTATGGAAGAACTTGATCGTCAGCCAAACAGAGGAAATACTATCTTCTGGAGTATCCTATTTGCATTGGTATTAGCCATATTCGTAGGAGTATCAGTCTATTTCGGTCATGATCGAATAGCTGAGAGCATTAATCCTGAAAAGGAGAATGTATCACAAGAACCTCAAACAGAGGTAGAACCTGTATTAACTGTACAGGATGTACTTCAAGCCAGAAATGATTTGAAGGAAAGTCAACGTGTTGACAGTGTATTTTTGTCTTTATCAGACGTAATATTAGTAGATATTTTGATGACACACGGTACATCATTGTCTATAGCTGACATTGTTAACATATATGAGTCAAACAAATCCAGATACAAGGATATACAGCATGGCGCAATTATACAAAAAGACGTTATTACACCTATGTTAAGTGTAGATTCTGCAAGGAATCCAAGAGACTCATTAAAGCGTTAATGAAGTAAAAAAGAAGTAAAGATTAAACTTTATTTACAGCCAAGCTACATTAGTTCGTGAGAATAGATGTGGCGTCGTCAGAAAATGACAAACCTGTGGGGCGTAAGTAGTATTTTTAAGCGGGAGAAGAAGAGTGGCAATTGTTCTAATTAGTACTGATAATTGCAAATATTACAATCGTGCGGACGTTAAAATCAGGTACACACTTAGGAATTGGCAACTTCTAAGGAACATATGTTCAGTGTTTAAACAGAGAGCTAATCTAATAAATTTTTAACACTTAAAAAAGACTTAGATTTATTATTAACAAATGGTTTCTTTATTAACAATTTAGAAAAGTCGTTTGATGTAGGATTCGTGTAGGCACTTACACGTCTTATTAAATTATCCTAGAGTGCCCTAGGCGTCGTCACTATTATTAACTAACAATTTAAGATTATGTAAAAAATGAAAAAGGAATCGCAAAGGTATTTAAAATCCATTACCTTAAACACAGAGCATTTTCTAGCTAATTTACTAGCACTAACCAAAATATTAGGTTTTACTTTAGCTGAAGCAAAACCAATATGTAGGATGAAAGCTGGAGATAAGTTAGATTTTTGTCCCTACGTGCTTATCAAATCTAGTATGGCTACAGATTATATGTTAGCACAGCTAGAAGAATACGAAATTAAAGTAGAAATAATTAATCAATAATTTATGAAAGCAATTCTTATCACTTTTACTGGAGAATTTACATCTTCAGATGAAAAAACATTAGATGCTTTGCTAAAAGTATTAGTAAAGAATGTGAATGGGGACGGAGTATCACAATCATCTATTAAGTATCTTAATGATACTGAAGTAGGAGATATAATTACTGCCGGAATCTTAGTAGGAAAAGTTACTCCAGCTGAGAAAACAATTCCAATCGAACGATTAGTTCAAGAATTCTGTATTGATCTAAGAAACAATCTTAGTATCATTTCTTCTAATGCTGTGAACTTCTGCGAACTACTCACTATAGCAATTGCTAGAAATGAGAAGTTAAGAGCTCATAAAGTAGCAATTAAGTATCTGATAGAAACAGAATACCCATCGCTTCCCGTGAGAATAATCTTGAAAGAAAATGATCTCGATTACTTAAGTGATCATTTAAGAGTTATCAACAAACTGATAAAACTTTATTAGTTATGGCAAACAAGGAGAAGGAAACTAAGAATAAGACGGAATATAAAAAACGTCCTAAACATAAGAAGCTGGAACCTTATAAAAGATCAAAAAATGGTAGAATTGAGTAAAGAACATCCTTACGAGGATGCTTGCAAATTACTAAAAATTAGTCCTGTAGCCAATTATAAAAGCTACAAACTGAGCGATGAAACTAGGAACTTCATCAAGTTGGAAACAATTGCAAAAGCAATCAGAGGAGACTGGAAACCAGATCTTTCTGATGAAAGAACAGTAAGATATTTTGTCTGGGGTTGGGTATATACTAATCACAGAAGTAAAGAATCTGCTGGGTTGCTCGGTGTGGATTCTTACTATGGGCTTGGTGCTTCCTATGCTGATGTCGGTACTTCCTTAGAATTTAAAGAAGAATCACAGGCAGAGATGTTCGGAGAACTGTGTAAACCTATGTTATGCAAGCATTTGTTCAACCGAGACGATCATGAGCGATTCAAACTTAACTGGTAAAGAAATACCAGTAAAATTATGTCCTACACGCAACAATACTGTTGACTGTAGTGTTTGTCAATATGAGTGTAAACTCAGAATGATACCAAAGAACAGTCCAAGCAAAGAGGTTCCGCCAGAGCCTCTGCCTGCTGTTATATATTACTAATTAAATTGTTAGTATGGTGGATTCCAATCAACCCAAAAGAACTGTAAATAATTCCAGAGCCCTAATATGTGTCAAACATAACGGTCATACAACGACAATCTATAACTCTATAGATAAAGTGAGAGAAGGATAAGGGATATCTATGAAATAAGATGTACAAATACATAGAACAGTTCTTTAATTTTAAAATTCATATCAAATGAAATACAATGCAATGATTAAAAGACTTCAAAGGAGAGGTCTTACAGAAGAAAACATAGCTAGAGTAGTAGCAGCTAGGGAAAAGAAAGCAGCTGAAAACTTAGCTAGAGAAGCTGTATATTTAGGTATTCTCAACAAAGAAAGAGTACATAAGTATTTAGCTTATGAACATCGTCAGCTTATTAAAGAAGGCAGACGTGAATCATGCAAACAACGCAAGAGACGTCTTCGTAAAGAATCTCTTGCAAATAAAAGAGCAGCATGAACTGTGGTAAGACTGTAGTTAAGATCAAACCTACAGATAATACTGCTGAAAGGGTCAGAGCTATATCCTATTTTGGGAAACTAGATGAAATAATAGCTCAAAACTTACATGACACACATCAATATGTAACATTAACTTTTAAACTAGGTTATATGAGAGTTACTTGCTTATATGCAAAAGCTCATTTCTTTACATCGTGTGATTTTGTAGAAATAATTTAGTGTTAATTAAATAAAGTATCAAACTCTTAAAACTATTTCAAAATGGCAAAAGAAGAAGTAAAAGTAAGCGAAATCACAGCGGAGAATATCGACACTGTGTTGAAACAAGACGCAACAGTAACAAAAGAGATTGCTGAAGAAGCAGCGAAACGAATTTCAGAGAAGCGCAAGGAAGAACTCACTGCGCGTCTGATGGATTGTGTAAATATGAGTTCGTATATTCGTAAGCGTACCTGCATTAACATGCGCCACGCAAACGAAGTTGCGAAGATCAGCACCAACTACACAAAACAGATTACTGAATTAGACAACAAGCTGAATTCCGGCGACATCTCTATTGATGACTTCCACAAAGAAATCGCTGAAAAGAAACGAACCGCAGATAAGCTTATCGGAGAGTCCGACACGAAGAAGAAAGAGCAGATTGATGCTCTGACGGAACAATACCCGAAAGCCAACTGGGAATGGAATTGGCGTAATCTTACTCTGGAGAGAAGATAACACTTCCACGCAAAGTCCAAGCATGATACTTTAGCAGTAGCAATACTGACTATATAGTGAAGCTGTAGTGGTATGAATGCGTATGGTGAGGGCTTGCCCCTGATAATAAGCAGCTACTCTACGAATTAACGTAGACTCAAACAAGTGTAAGGCAGTAGTGATACTGACCAATGCCGGAGAGAGGACATTTGACAACGTGCCACTGATCATGTGCCTAAGATCGTGAAGATGTATATTTAAATTGCGCAATATAGATGTATAGATTCTATACTCAGACGAGTATATTATGCAATAGCATTTTCATGATATCAAGTCGGCAATTAGAGTAGTGTTGAGCAGTAGAGATACTGACTCTGTACCGTATAGTTATCTGGTGGGGAATCAGAAGAGACTATACCTCTAGATCAGCTATCAAGGCATTATAAAAAAATTTGACAATAATTAAAAGACCACAGGCTATATAGGTTTGGTCGCCTATATAGCCACTAATACTAAAGAAATGGATAAAGAAACATTAGTAAACAACTTAAAAGAAGCTGGATTTATTCAAACTAGAGATTGGAGTAATGAAAGTAGCTATCAGAAACATATAGATGATAATGATTTCATCGAAGTGCATATTACTGATAATGTAGGCTATTGTATTGAATACTACAAGGAAATAGGGTTCTGTGAAGCAACTTTATTAATGTTGACCAACGAGATTATACCATTTTCTTAAAGAAATTGACTGTTAGGTCTATGAATCAGTCGTTAGGACGAGGGTTCGACTCCCTCATGCTCCACAAAAAATGGAATAAGCAAGAATAATAAGAGACCCGTATAGAAATCTCACGCTAATTTTCGATTTCTCTTTAAGAGTTTTTTCATTAACAGCGATAGGAAGATCGGGAGTAGTACTCAAACTATAAGTTAAATTTTGTGAGAGTACTACTTTAAATGGGGCATCTAGGCATTTGACTGCGACAATGTGAAGTAGAATAGGTCAATAAGCAGATAACTGGCAATACAAGTTATGTAATGGATTATACACGCTTAGTAGCGTGAGATAAAACCGAACGGCTAAGCTAATGTCGTAAAAAGCTGGAGCATATCGGGTTAGATCAGACGTAGGAGCTGTAGAGGGTTCGACTCCCTCCAATGCTACAATTAATAACTAATTTTAATCAATAAAATTAATTTGGAATGGAATTAATGAACTTTATTAGGCAGAATCTACCAGAATCATGGGAGAAAGCCTCAACTGAGATGAAGATGAAGACTGAATTAATTAACAGACTTCATGCTAATGTTCCAAGACAGTACAAGAATAAATATCATTATCGTGAAGGTATGATGTATATTCGAGGAGTCTTTAGACGCACATGTTCTATCTATTATCTTGTGGAAGCTACAGATTTAGATATGAATAAGTGGCGAAAACTGGATGATGCAATTAAAAATTATGAAGAGACATGCAGATAAAAAAATGGTTTTCTTTCGAAACTAAAGCAGAACAGAAAGAAGTTATTAAGATGATTAATAACAGTAGAACAGACATGGAAGCAGCTATGTCATTGAATGAGAAATTTCCTCATTTATCTCTATCGAGTTTATTAGAAGTTATTCAAAACAACTTTAGTAATGAAATCAATAAAAAATCATAGTTATGAAACTAAATCGTCCGGGAATCTATCATATTTATACTGATAGTTTCGAATTGCTTGCAAACGTTGTAGGTGAAGCTCCTGTGTTAAGAATACCACGAGCATTAGTAATGAACGACGTCATTCAAAGAGGTCAGTTCAGAGTAGTAGAAGAGGATTCATATGAAATCCAAACTGTACTGCATAATCCTGATTTATGCATATTTAAAGAGTTTGAATACTCTGATATGTGTAAGTTACCGCCTTACAAGAAAAGTGTACGCGGTAGTAAGAAACCTGATATAACTGATGATCAGTTAAAGGATTTCACAAATCGCTATCTTGAAGATATCTCTATCGCTGGTAGAGGTATTAATGCTACTAAGCTTTATATCATTGAGAACACTGGTTGGTCTCTTGCTCAAGCGCATATAGTAGTAATGCAGATAGCAAAACAGTGTAAAAGACAATGGTAATTAGCTGTCTAACCAATTATGTATATTCTACATCAGGGAAACTTTATAGCAAATTTAACTGGAATCCAGACTGGAATATCTTTGTTAAGATAGCTTATAATGAGCGAAAAACAACAGATTTCAAAGATGCTAAACCAGTAAACCACATAATATATTGGTTCGATACTAATATCCTTCAAAGAATTAGAAAAGATTCTAAGACAACATTAGATGTTAGAGTACGAATCGTATGTGGTATGGTTAATAAGTTAGATGCAAATAAAGTTTCATTTGAGTTGAAGATAAGATTCATGGAATGTATCTGGGATACTTATAAAGAATTCTCAAGAGATTGGGAGGAATGGCATGCTAAATGGATACTTGGTTTACCATTTTAAGGGTATGGAGCTTTGATCGGCTCCATACTCACTATTTAAAGCCCGTAATTATGACAGATTTAGAAAAACAACAGATTTCCGAACTGATCAAACAGGCAAAAGAAGGCAACCAGCTTGCCTTTACTAAGCTTTATGAAAAGTATAAGCAGATTATTTATGTAACAATATATCGTATTGTTAACAATAAAGATGCAGCAGATGATTTATTGTCTATTACTTTTGTTAAAGCTTTTAGCAAGTTAGATAGCTACGTAACAAATATATCATTTGAGATGTGGCTAAAGACTATAGCTATCAATAGTAGTATTGATTATATTCGTAGAACAAAGAAAGAAAGCGCGAACTATTGGATTGACGACAGTGACAGTTGTTTCCAGTTGAGTGACACTGCAGGTTGCTCTCCTGAAGAAGATTATATCTTCGATGAAACCCGTTCGATGCTAGATAGTGCCTTGTCACGCTTACGCTTTAAGTATAGGAATATTATTGAACTACGTTCGATACAGAATCTGTCTTACAAACAGATATCTGAACAACTTGGACTCACAGAGTCACAAGTTAAATCTCGGCTCAATAGAGCACGAGATAAATTGAAACAATTATTAACTAATTAAAATTTACTAATTATGACAGCAGCTTGGATTTTAGTGATCCTTTTAGGATCCTTTATCTGTACACGGATATTCCGTAGTACTAGAATGTGGTGGATATACGTATCCTTCATTCTGGCTGGTCTATTAGTAGGTATGCTGAGTAAAGAAGTAACTAAGTCTAGCAATAGCGAACTTACTTCTTATACTCAGTTAATTAGTACCTTCAATGAAGGAAGTATGGATTGCACACAATTTGTAGCGACAGTGACAGAAGGTCCTACCGTTGGTCATCCTGAGGTTGTGAGTTACAATTCACACTATCCATTATTCAAAGGAGTACTAGTTAATAGTCATACTACTAAGGGACGAGACTCGCCAGGTATAGAAGATGATAGTTAATTCTTCCATACCAAAAAAAGAGAAACAATTTTATTTATTAACACTTAAAAACATTATCAAAATGTCATCTAAAAAGAACGCAGCTAAGAAAGCTGCAGCAGATGCAGCAAAAATTGCTGCTAAAGAATCTACTAAGGTTGAAACCAAAGTTGAGAACAAGAAGGAGGAGAAAGCTAATGCTCCTCAAGTAGCTGCTCCGGCAGCAACCGCTAAGAAGGAAGAAGCTCCTAAGGCTCCAGCTCCAGCTCCTAAAAAGGAGGAAAAGAAGCAGGAACCTAAAGCTGAGGCTAAAGCTCCTAACAAGCAGCCCGCCCAGAAAGGTGCTGAACAAGCTAAGCCAAAGGCTAAAGGCAAAGTTCCTACAGTAATAGCAGAAGAAGTTGATGCTACGGCTCTTGGTAGACAATTAGGTATACCAATTGACGGTACTGTAAAGAACAGTCAGTCTTCCACAGATGCTAAAGCCATGTTAGTTAACTATGGCTATCAGCGCTTTATCAACAACAAAGAGTTCAAAGAACAATATCCTGAAAAGTATATTCAGACAGCGCAAGCAATTGATGCTGTATGGTTGTTGGCAATGGTTGAAGTTAAGAATGAGTTCATTGAACGTACCGATCGTGGTGAGTTCATTGTTCAGATCTCTCCGGATCAGATCATTCCGCTCAACGAAGTAGCTGAAATGATGGGCATCAAATTAGCAGCTCCAAAGGCTATTGAAGGTCCTAACGGTGAACAACAGCTTGCTATTGATTTCAGTAAGTCAGAGACTCCTGACGAACTGAAAGATAAGCATACTGCAAATATGGGAGGTGCAGCTCCTGAAATTCCTGAGTTGGATATCGAAAAGATTTCAACTGACGAACAGATCAAGGCTGCTCTTGAATATTTGATTCGTAAGGATCGCAATATTGCCGTGAACCTTGTGAACACTGTAGAGTGGTATCGCAATCTCCGTATTACGAAGGAACAAAATGCTGACAAACGTCTTGAATTAGACGATCGTGGAGTATTCGATTGGATTACCGAAATCTTCTCCATTATCGAACCTAGTGGTTTGTTCAATGGATTAGGTAAAGCTGTATATATGTATACTGCTCAGCACCAGTCTCCTATCGTAGCACACTCATTACTGCGCACTCATATGAAGCCTATGGGCTGGAATGATGAGCAGGTTATGCAAGCTGCGAAAGCTCTTATTCAGGAGCGTTTCCGCTTGAAACAAAAAGAAAATCCAGAGTTGAAGGTAACTGAGGACAAAGCTTTACAGGCTCTTGTCAACAATCTTGGTAATGATTACATTACTAAGGTACTCCATGATTATCACATGATAATCTCTTCAGACGAAGATCCAAAGAAGAAGATAGATCTTGAGGAAGCAAAGAAAAATGCTACTAAGATCATTCAGAATGTACGTATGAATTTCTTCCCGGAAAAGACTACGCCTACAGATGATCAACTTCGTATGGTTATCGGTCAAGTTATTAACTTGTATCGTGATCCTATGGACCGTCTGGCAGAATACGAAGTAGCTAAAGATATCGTCGTATCCGGCGAATATCCTGTTACTGAACAGAAACCCACAGAAGAGGAGAAACCAGCTGAAAAAAAAAATTAACGCTGTTAATTCTTAGTGTGTAGAAGCGTATTCTCACATGGAGAAGAATCTTTCACTCTAATTAAATCATAATCAATATGACTAGTAGAGTTTTATCAGTTCTAGTAGTGTTCCTTGCCAGTATTTTTGTTGGCTGGAATCTAATAGGTACAACTGAAAAAGTACAGGCACAGCCTGTGATTCCCTCATATTTGGAGCTAATGTCTATGACAAAGCCTCAAATTAAAGAGAAATCGTCTGTGAGTATCGACACTATTAATATCGCTGTCGATGTAAACACTCAGGAAGTATCCATAAAAGGAACAACAGACGCAGTCGTCAATGTAACAACAACAGGTGAAGTTAAACCGGTTGTTAAGTGGAGAACTAAAGTAAAAGAAGTAAATACAGGATTTCCAAAAGTAAGTAGCATAGCTAACTTACCAGAGGATGTAAAGCCTCTTTCTCCTTTTACTAAAGATTCTAACAATGAAGAATAAGAATATTTCTACACTTAATTCGATGATAAGATTATCTCGAATTATTCGTAACTTTAAGAATGCTAGACGTGAGTTAAATCAGGTCATAGTTCAAACTGAGTATTTCATTATTCAGGGAGAATCAAGCAACACTCTTGAAGTTAAAACGAAACAAAGTATAGATAATACCTTATACTTAGAGCAGTACCTACGTTCGTCTGTAGGGTATCTATGTAAATGCTTGGATGGTTTTGATCCGGGTAAAATGGATCCAATTGATTACATCTGTAGTAGAGATGTAACTGATGGCATAGTTGATATATGCCGTGGTGGGAAGGTAGTTGCAAATATCAACCTATCATCTGGAAAAATTTTCTCAGTAAAACCAGAGACATTAGATGCAGGAGAAGATAAATCCTCAGCGGAAAAAAGTTAATGACAATAGCCGCTTTATAAATACTAAAATTATGTCATAGTTCGAGAGGAGTAAAACTGTAGCGTAAATCACTCCGGCAGAAGGCACGCGGTGTCTAAAATAAGACAATACGCACTGCGTCAGGAAGCTTGTGTTCATTTACACATGGTCCGACAAGTACATGATCTGAGAATATGTATACTGCTAAAACAGTTGAGATAACAAAAGGTAAGATGTTAGCTTACATAATTGAAACCTATGTAAGAGGAGGTGAGAGTGAGCAACCTTCAAAGAAGATTATGATAATGAGAACCGATTGGTGATTTGATTAATTAAAGACTCGTAATTTAAGAGAAGACACACTGAATTACAAACAGCTCAAAGGGAACGAAATCCCTATATTCGTATGCACTATCAAGATGTGACTCAAAAAGGAATATAAACACGATGCTGAGACAAGAACAAAGTGTTCTTGAACAATCCCTTGGAAAAGGATTGTTGAACAACATTAAGGCTGACTAACGCAACAAGCGGGTTCCAACCTCGCTTCATACAAAAGCGCAACTATGCGTCCTGATTGGAAAAATAGGCTAACTCTAGTGTTTTTACGATAATTGGTTCGTAATATAAAGGGAGTAAATAACTAATACTAATGTAAGGATAACCGTGTTATGGTACATACTTATACAAAGTAAGGATATGAAGGCTGGACATGCAATGATCCTAAGTAACCATGCTAAACTGTGGTGAAAATAGACTGATTACCAGGGAGCAGGAGCCAATCCTGTGCGCTACCGTAACTAGCGTGCCGAAAAAGAACTTACGTATAAGGGATGAGGTATATGAGATTGATACCGTCTTTCAAGTCTAAGGTGACTCACGTGCTTATTCGTTCGTGTGAGTATAATTGAATGAGGAATGAATAGACCCAGAGTGTCTAAGCGGTTTGAGGGCGCGATAACCCTGATTCTAGTTATCACATACCTTTAGCAAGTATGATTATGATATAAAATGACTTTAAGGAGACGCTAGGGACTCCTATTAAAAAACAGCAGAGCTTATGTCTTTCAAGATATGTAAAGACTGGTTAATTACAAGCATCGCCTCACTCCTGAGTTGAAGAGAAGTAATAACTATATAGTAGAAGTACTTTAAACTAAGTTTACTAAAGTAAGAATACAGCTGCTGTAGGGTTGGAATCCTACAACCAGAAGGTAGTGAATATAGATGTGATGACAGACATATTCTTAATCTGAAACAGTAAAAGCTGAAGAAAACCAGCTAATGGTAAAATGTGTTTTCAATTGTTTAATCTCGTATTAGGCTGATAACCTGATATATGAAATTGGGAAGTTCAATGATAGTACAGAAGTAGCAAATTATCAGTTGTAAGATAGACCGCATGGAGTACGAGTCACCCCAGACTGCCAACCGTCATCGCTGACATTAGAAACTCATAAAGTATATACCGCAAGTATATATGTAAAGAGAACGCTGATTCGTCAATGACCTGCCTCCAATCACCCTGTCTCGGTAGATTTAAGGGAGAGTACACTTAGTAGCAATAGCAGCTAAGCAAGCAAGGAGACGATGAGAGGTGGAAATCCTCGTGTTCGCGCAGTATAAATAAGAAATCCGAGAGGTACAAGTGGGTCATACTATAGGTAATGAGCTTGTGATTTTTAGTAAGGTTTAGATAAAACCGCCTTCATTCGCGCAGAATGTCGTAATTTTTTAATTCCTCTGAGACATACCAGTTGTCAACGACGAGGTCTTTATATTGCATCTAATCGCGATATAGAGTAGACGTTTCGTATTTGGAAGTTCAGCTAACGTAAAAAGGTCTGAGTGAAACAGCAAGAGTCGATAGACTTTTTGTAACAATTTATTCTATCCTTCCGTAGAGAATGCTTACTCTACAAGACGAAACGGGTCTTTAAAATAAAATAACAGAAAATTATCAGAGATCTTATCATTATCAGATATTTTCAAATAAATTAACATTTATTATTTTTATGCTGAGTAGATTATGTGATTGAATTCACCACTACCATTATTGTAGTGCCATTAAATAATCGAAAGGTGGAGAGCTTAAAATTATTTATTAACCAAAAGTATAAAAATGGTTCGTATTGGTATATCAAGTACGGACTCAGAAAGGAAACATTTTTATGGAAGTACAAGTAACTGCTAGCACAAACAGTGCTCAGACAAATCCTGAAGCTAATATTGCTTCTCAGATTCTTGCTCGTTATCGGGCTGTAGCAAAACAGTATGGTCGTTTCTTCTCAGAACAGATCTATACTATCGTAGGTACAAATCCAGATCTTAAGTACAAGGAAGACGTACTTAATGATAAGAATACGTTACGGAAAGAAGTAACTGTGTTCCTGATTAAACCTATAGACATTACCGGTTTGAAGTTCTTACCGAAAGATTTTGACGGTGAACCGAAGATCATGTTGAATCCGGAAAGTAACGATCCGAATTTAGTATTTAACCTTGTTCCGCCCCAGCTTGCTAAAGCAACTCGTGATACAATCGCTGATTGTATTAGCCGGATTGGAAAGAAAGGTGGTAAACCTATCTTCTTCTCAGCTGAAGAATTGCCAATGCTCAATGAATTGCTGGCACTTCATAACACAAGTGTATGCACATTCTATGAAGAGCTTGCTCGTAAGTATACTAAACTTAGTGGTACTGTTCGGAGCATGCAGGAAGAGCAGGAACGCATGCAGGTTGAGTATGCTCGCCAGTGTGGCGTAGAACCGCAGAATAGCGAGGAAGTAAACCTTAACATTAACATCGAACAACAATAGGTATGGCTACGTGCAGAATTGACCCTGTACGGGTAGAACTTCTGCGAATACTTATTAGTTGCGAACCAGCAATCCTTTCAAAGATATCCTTTCAGGATGGAAGTGGAAGAAAAACAGGTAAAAAACTACAAGTAAGAGAGGATGGAACGGTCATCTTTTACTGTGGAAAAGGACCTTTATGGTGGCAGAGATGTTGCAATGATTATGAACTGGTAAGCATTGTAGACGTCGCTTTACGTGTAGCAGATGTTATTACAGGTTCTCATGGAACTCGTAATGAATTAGCTTTTGATGGAATTACTAAAAGTATTTTAGATGAAGCTATAAAGAAAAAAGACTACGACTGTGTAGTAGATATCTTGTTTGATAGTATGAGAAATTGTTCGGACGGGGCTTTACACTCAAAATATATCAATCAGGAAGCTATACAGAAGTATGCTAAAGAGAATGGACATCGTACCAAAGAAGAGATTACTATAGAGGGACCTCTATTAGCAACTCTTGGTATTGACTTAGGTGGCGGACGCATAGCAAATGTTGTGGGTCAAGTCAAGAATAAAATAATAAGAAATTAGTTGTGTTGGATTGGATACAACTCTTCTATTCTTTATAGTACTGGACGGGTACTATTATAATAGAGGCTGCTGGATGGGCAGTTTCTATATTCGGTATGTTAGCTTAGTGATAGAGTTGCCTTTAAGGAGACAGCGGTTTGATTCCGCTACATACCACAACTGGTAGATGTATTTCGGTCAAGTATTAATTTAAAAAAACAAATCACTTGAATATGAAATCAATTACATCTAAATATGCAAAAACTCGTCGTGACGAGTTAAGTAAGGAAATTACTAAATACTGGAATATTATTAAAAATGAGAATGTAATCTCAACAGAGGCTAAGCGTAACTTTGATCTGAAAGTAATGCTTACAAAGATCTCTGAGATGTCAGAAGAACGTCTGTTAATGAAGCTATATTTACAGTGTATTAACATGGGTTATAAGAAGTTCTCAGATCTCCCAGTAGATAATAATTACTACACTATCTTTGCTCTAAGTGAAAAGACAGAGCAGTTGTTCCATCTTAATAAGATTCGTACAATTGATCCGAAAATCAAACGAGCAAAAGGTAAAAAGAACTTAAAGGTTACAGAAGAGCTGACTTCAGCTTATCTTAACACTATTAAGAACAAAATTCAATTAGAAATAAACAAACTCAACAAGGATCTTGAAGAGTTTAACGATAAAGCGGAGTTAGATATTGAATCTGCTCCACTAGCATTAGTAGCATGATAAAGAGGAATGCAATATTTCTAAGGAAACATTTTCTAGAGACTAGTAAGCACTATGAAAAGCGAGTAAATAAAGCTATCGCAAGTGCTTACTCCTCTGGAGAATTAGCACAGATAACTTATGAAGATAAGAATCTAGTCATATATTATACAGAGAATACAAACGCTGAAACCAAACAAGTTATAAAAGGTTTTAGCAAGTAAATAACTTTTAAAATTATCAAGATGAAAAAGATATTAGCAAATAAAAAAGGAAAACGAACAGGAGTTAAATTATCAACCACCAACAAAAGTAAGCTTCGTAGATCGAAGAAAGTAGAGTATCTTACTAAAGTTGAACTGGGTCCGTCAAAGTATATTGAATACGATAAAGATGGGAAAGTAATAGGTTTCATCAGTAACAGCAAGAAAGTACATCTAGCTGACCATTTAACTGATGTAGCAAAGAAGGCTATGGCAGACAATAAAGCTGCTAAGATAGCCAAGAAAGAACAAATTAAACAGATACTTGAGAAAGTAGGATATGATCCTACAGTTAAGTATACTAGAGCGGAGAAGAAGAAATTCACTCGTGCTGTAAAAAAGAACCTGTTTGTTCAACCAAAATTAGTTAATTTGACTGATGAGGAGATCAAAATGCGTTTTGTAGAAGAAAAGAAACGTAAAGTTGAACTTCTTAAAGAGAGACCTCATAAAAATGAGATAAAAAGCTCTGTCGTAGATTTTCTTACTAAAAATAAGAAAGCACTGGCAAAAATGAAATCCCCTTCTAAGAAGGAAGAAAGCAAGAAGTACCAATATATAATCAAACAACAAAGTAAAGAAGCTCCACAGAAGGAGATAGATTTACTTACTGATTATATTACTGCTAAAAGTAACACAGAAGCAGTAGAGACGGCTAAAGCTAAATTCCGTAGTATGTATGAGAACAGTAAAGATAAAGACAGTTTAACGGGTTTGTCCGTTACTCCTTTAGATACTAAACAAAGTTCTTATTATCCCAAAGATACTATTCTCTCATGGACTAGTCCTGAAGAGTTAAAGGAGAAATATTCAAATGTTGCGGCAGCAGCATAGTAATTAACATCTACTAAGCAGAGCAAAGAAGACAAGGCTAAGCACAAAGCTTCCCTTGTAGCGTTTAAAGAAACGTATGTACATAAAGTAGTACAACAAAAGGCAAAGTAAGCTGCCTAAATTGCTGCAAGTCCCTAGTAGCTCAGTGGCTAGAGCGTCCTGTAATTCGTATGTATTGATGTAATATTCGTATTACTATATTATTCGCATATGTCAGGGAAGGTCGTCGGTTCGAGTCCGAAATGGGGACCAAACTAACATTATTATATTATGATTATACGAGATAAGATTGTTTATGTATATGATGTTGAGGTATTCCCCAATGTCTTTCATTGTACTGTAAAAAATACAGAAACAGGTGAATTGCATAAATTTGAAATATCTTGCAGAAGAAATCAATTAGATGAATTAGTTGAATTCTTTCATACAGTTAATACAAAATATACTTTCGGAGATTTATATACTACAGATATTAAGTTAGATACTAACATATTATTTTGTGGTTATAATAATCTTCACTATGATAATGCTATTATAAACTATATAATAGATTGTTACAATATAATGAAATATAAAGGTTATAGAGACATTTGTAGGTCTGTGTTTAACCTAAGTAAAGTAATTACTACTTCAAGTGAGGATGATAATTCTGCTTGGAGAAAGTGGAAGTATATGATTTGTTTTGACTCTTTTGATATTCTTACTATGCTGTATAGCAATAAGCTAAGAGTAGGTTTGAAAGAAATTCAAGTAACAATGCAGTACAAGAACGTACAAGAATTTGTTGCTGATTGGCAGGCAGATTTGCCTGAGAATCAAATAGATTCAATGATTGATTATAATATTAATGATGTTAATTCTACTGAGGAATTACTCAATAGATGTAAAAAAGACATCGACTTAAGAATAGCTATTGAAGATGAATATGGAGTACGTGTACTTAGTAAAGATGGTGTAAACATTGGTATGAAGATCTTAACTCAGAAGTATCTTGAGAAAACAGGTCAAACATGGTGGGATATTAAAGATTTAAGATCTCCTATGTCAGTAATACCGTTAAATAGTGTTATACTACCTTTTATTAAATATGATAGTCCTATACTAACTAGAGTACTAAATGACATGAAAAGTCAAATAGTATCTCCGGGTAGAAAAGGATACGAAAATAAATTCGTATTCGAAGGATTACAGTATTCTGTAGGAGTTGGAGGAATTCACTCAGTGAATAAACCAGAAATAATTATTCCTAAGGAAGATGAAATGCTCATTGATATAGACGTTGCATCTCTATATCCAAGTATGCTAATAGAATATGAATTCTATCCTAAACATTTAGGTCCTGAATTCCTAGAAGTATATAAACAAATTAAAGATGAGCGAATTGAAGCTAAACATAATGGCAATAAGGTTAAGAATGAAACCTTAAAGCTTGCTCTTAATGGATTATCAGGTAACTTACAGAATGAACATAACTTCTGTTATAGTCCGTTCGCTGTAATGCAAATCAGAATAAATGGACAGTTACTATTACTAATGCTAGCAGAGAAACTAACCCAGTTAGGATGTCGAATCGTCCAAGCAAACACTGATGGATTATTTGTCTTACTTAAGAAAGATGTATATTCAAAAGTTAACAATGTTTGCAGAGAATGGGAACAACTTACTAAGCTAACACTTGAAGAAGAACGTTTTAAAGCTATGTATCAATATGCTATTAATGACTATTTCGCTATTACTGAAGATGATAAGGTAAAAGAGAAGGGTATGTTTATTACTACTGTGAAATTAGGAAAGGGTCTAACTCCGAAGATCATACCGAAAGCAGTAATAAACTTTTTTAAGAACGGAGTATCAGTAGAGGAAACTATAAAAGGTTGCCAAGATATTAGAGATTTTCTAATGTCTGAAAAAACTGGTAAACAATGGCATGTTGAGTATAATAATAAAGAACAACAAAGAACTAATCGTTTCTATGCAAGTACTAATGGTGCTTATTTATGGAAATGGAAAGAGAAGGATACTAATCGTTTTGATATAAGTATTCCATGTCCTACAGAAAAACAGTATCAGAATATGCTTACTGCATCTGGTGTTACTTTATTAAATTACTTAGACGATAAACCAATTGAAGAGAGAAAGATTAATTATAGGTATTACATTATGGAAGCCTATAAGATAATCAGAGAATTAAAACCGTTACAAATGAGCCTATGGGATTAACAGAGGCTTATCAGATATATTTCAGAGACCATAGCTCATATAATAATATGAGAATATGATTTTAGAAATAGACACTTCTATCTTAGATAGAATTTCAGATTTATCTATGAATCAATTAGTATTCCTAACACTTGTATTGAGTGATAATCAAACCATCAATCAAGACATTCAGAAACTTCTCAGCCTAGTTAATGAAGAAGAAATACAAGAGTTAGAGTCTCGTAAACTAATCACTACCAAAGTAGTAGATGATACCACAGTCATAAAGAAAACAAAAGAACTAGAAGAACTTCTAAAAGAAGATAAATCTATGTTTGATGAATTCTATGACCTATTTCCAGTTTATGTTATACGCCCTGATGGAACTAAAGGTTTCCTTAGAGCAAATGTAAACAAATGTAGGAAGGAATATAACAGAATAGTCGGTAAAAGCAAAGCTATGCATCAGCATATCTGTAACTGTCTTAAGTATGAGATAGATAACAAAATGCTAACTGGCAAATTAGGTTATATGAAAACTATGTGGAAATGGCTCACTCAGCATGAGTGGGAGACTTACGAGGAACAGATGAAAGTAGAAGAACCGATTATGACAAATAGATATGGAACAGATCTCTACTAAAATACTACAATTCCAGCATATATCAGCAGCTACAAAAGAAGCTACTGAGTATATTAAGAAGAGAAAGAACCACGAGGTAAAGTCTCTTAAAACAAGATGGAATAAGTTTAATGCTGCCTGTATGGGCGGCATTGAACCTAATACTGTATATACAATAGTGGGTATATCAGGTAGTGGTAAATCATCATTTGTTAATACGTTAGAAAATGATTTAATAGACCTAAATTCTGATCAGGATGTTATAGTACTTAATTTCTCATTTGAGATGTTAAGTTCTAGGCAGGTTGGTAGAAAATTGAGTAGTAAGTTAAGGTTAACTACTGCTGAGCTATATAGTGCTAACAATGATTTAGATAATGAATCGTTAGCCAAAGTCGAAGAGACTTCTCAACAAATAAAATCATATCCGATATATTATGTAGATACACCGGGTACAGTTGAAGATATAGCTTCTACTATAGACTACTTCTATGAGAATAAAGCTAAAGGCAAGAAATTTATAGTCATACTTGACCATACTTTGCTTGTTGAAGGTCAATCTCGCGAGTCAGCACTGCAAGTGATTTCCGATTTACAGAAACTGTTTATTAAGGTAAAGAAATTACCTAATACCACTGTAATACAGTTATCACAGATGAATCGTAACATTGAAACTCCTGATAGAATTAATAATCCTTCTATGCATTATCCAATGCGTAGTGATATTTCTTCTGCTGATACAATATTTCATGCATCCGATTATGTTATTTGTATTCACAGACCAGAATTACTAAATATCCAACAGTATGGACCGAATCGTTTACCAGTTAATAACAAAGTCTATCTGCATCTTATAAAGAATAGAGATGCTGGACAATGCTCGATATTAGAATTCGACAACGATCTGAAATACAATAATTTAATTGAAACTATACGAAATGAAGAACCAGCAAAGAAGATTTCGTTTTAGTAATAACAATTAAAAAGGCTGAATTTATGAAAACATATACATTTACATTACCGAAGAAAGAAAATAGTGCAAAGATTTATAAAGATGCGTTGATGGAACGCATTATTACAGCATATCCGTGGCTGACTATTGACAGTTCATTTGATTATCCGAAATCTAATTTTGGAATCGAATATGCAGGTGCAGGTGATACTATTACATTAGGTTTAAGTAAGAAACACAATGTAAGCTGGTTGCCTAAGACTTGTGCTAATTGTCCGCTTGCCTCAAAGTGCTACAAAATCGACAACTATAACCTTGAAACAGAGTTCTTTAAAGCATTAGACGCACTTGATGCATATGCTAAGAAGAATTATCCATTTGATTTGGATTATGATTTCGAGGATATCTACGGTACACCGATTAAAATTTTCCACAATTTCGTACAGATTGGATACGATATCATTCCAATCGCTCCGGGTTCATTGAACTATCTGAAACCCGAAACAAAGAAAACAATCATTAATCTTACTATTAAAGTAAAGAATAACGGTTGGTTCTAATAACATATAAATCCCATAACTAGCAGAAATTATCAGATATTTATCAGAGGGATACATAAAATAAACTAGCTTTATGATTGTATTACCAAAAGAGAAATTAAAAGCCAGAATTGAGAATCCTAGATTCTTGATATTGTTTGGCAAACCAAAGTCTGGTAAAACTACCTTAGCATCTAAATTAGACAATAATCTTATTGTCGATTTGGAAGGTGGCTCAGAATTCTTAGAGGCATTAGCTATTCAAGCTAGATCTGTAAATGATTTAGGCGAGATTGCAAATGCAATAAGAGAAGAAATTAAAAAAGAAGGTAAGAAACCCTATAAGTATATTACTATTGATAATGCATCAAGACTGGAAGAGATGTGCATGAGCTTTGCTATACAGTTATATAAAGCTACTCCAATGGGCAAGAAGTATGAAGGTACTGACCTCAGAACCTTGCCTAATGGATCTGGTTATTTATATATAAGACAAGCTGTAAGAAAAGTTATTGACATGTTCCGAGGATTATGTGATAACTTTATTCTTATTGGTCATACTAGAGATAAGTTGATTAATAAGAATGGCGAAGAAATGTCTGAAATGTCTCTTGATCTAGTAGGTGCACTAGCAAATATTATATGTGGTGAAGCAGATGCTGTTGGCTATGTATATAGAAAGAAAAATGAAACTCATATTTCTTTTGAAGGTGGAGATAATTCCGTCATAGAAGCTAGAGCTCCTCACTTGAGAGGAAAGAATATAGTAGTAGCAGAGAGTGATGAAAACAATGAAATCACTACTTATTGGGATAAGATATATTTACCTGAATAAAAAACACAAAACAAATAGTTATGATTTATAGTACAGATTTAGCAAACCAAGTAACATTAACTAATAATAGTAATAATACTAAATACCTTGAAGCAGGTATTCATGATAATGTTAAATTTACGTCAGTGAAGACTGCAGTATCTCCAACAGGAAAGAATTTCATTGAATTTAGATTCGAGAAAGACGGCAAGGAACTTGTTCATACAGAATGGGAACCTAAGGAACGTGCAGAAGATACTGAAGAACAGAACCAGAATAAAGCAACAAATCAGGTTACAAGAATTAATCGTATCTTGAGATGTTTCTATCCTAAAGAAGTATTAAACTTCACTGGTAGTTCTTATAAAGAATTCACTAACTGGGTAGTTGCTATGCTGAATGCAGCAAACAAAGACACATTGTTGAAAGTGAAAGTTGTCTATAATAAAGATGGATATACTACACTTCCAAGTTATGTAAAATTTGCAGCAATTGAGCCTATGATTATCCCGATGGGATTTTATGAAGAAGGCAAAAATGAAAGCATGATACGAGAAATAACAGGTATAGACTTGTTCGTTAAACCAGTAGTATCCGATAAAGAGACTGTAGAAGTTAATCCTCTAGAAGTCAAAACGGAAGCTACGTCTGACGATCTACCTTTCTAATCTGTTAGGATTTATATAAAGTCGCCACGTCGGGCATAATACGACGAACACGTAGGTTAGTGTACCGCACTATGAAAAATGAGTGATTACGAAATAGTACACAACCTACGTTTTAATGGCAGTTCCGGAGTATCAGGAGCATGGTGTAAAGAAAGTAAGATACAGCTTTCCTTTACTGTAGAGTTCAAATCTCTACACTGCCACTAACAATATATCATATGGTTTTTGATACTAACAAAATAAAAGAAGAAGTTACTATTACTTTAGATTATATATTATCTAGAGTAAGTGAGTATGATGTATATGCAGCGTATATTGGCAATTTTAAAGTTGGCATGATCTACAATTCTCCATTGAGAAAAGATAAAACTCCATCGTTTGGTTGTTTCTATAGTAGAAAGACTAAACAATTGTTGTTTAAAGATCATGGTACAGGAGAATGTGGTAATGTTATCAAATTCGTATCCTTAATAACAGGTTTAACTAATTATTCAGATATTCTAAATGATATAGTTAACAAACTTAAAATTACTAGTAGTACGCATCTCGATAGCTCTAAGCAATATATACCGTCAACTGAAACAGTAATTGGTGTAGTACGTCAGGAATTTACTGATACTGACATCAATTACTGGAGGCAGTTTAATATACAGGTAGAAACATTAAAGAAGTTTGGAGTAAGTAGTATAAAGTACTACCTATGTAACGGCATAGTAAAAAGCGTTTACAAAGAAGAGAATCCTATGTATGCATATAAGGTATATAATCATTTTAAGATATATAAACCATATGCAGATAAATATACAAAATGGCGTAACAACTTAACTGAATTAGACATTCAGGGTTATAAACAATTACCTAAAACAGGAGATATACTTGTTATAACCAAAAGTATGAAAGATGTTATGTGCTTATACGAGATGGGTATACCAGCTATCTCACCTTCATCTGAATCTACATTCATACCTGATAGAGTTCTAGAACAACTTAAGAAGCGTTTTAAACGCATTATTATACTGTTTGATAGAGACTCCAGTGGTTGTAAAAGTTCTATCAAAATATGGAACAAATACAAATTGAAACCGTTGTTTATTAATAAAAGATTCAAGTCTAAAGATATATCTGATGCTATTAAATATAATGGCTTTAGTACTATTAAAGAATGGATAATAAATGAAATAAACAATGAACGAAATAGATGAAGTATGGCTTCCAATAAAAGGATATGAAACTAGATATTTAATATCTAACTTTGGAGAAGTAAAGTCTGTAAAACATAATAAAACGCTAAAGAAAGAACTACGAAGAAATTACTGGAGCGTTCAATTGTTTGATGGGAAAAGATATAAACATTTTTCAATACATAGATTAGTTGGAATACATTTTATTTCTAATCCTAATAATTTACCTTATATAAATCATATTGATGAAAATAAGTTAAATAATTGTGTTAATAATTTAGAATGGTGTACTTGTTCCTATAATATTAATTATGGTACAGGTATAACTAGATCTAAAGAGAAAAGAAGCAAATGTGTACAACAGTTCTCTAAAGAATTGAAATTATTATGTAGCTACGTTTCTGTATCTGAAGCAGAAAGAAAAACTGGTATATATAATCCAAATATAGTAAAATGTTGTAAAGGAGAAAGAAAAACAGCAGGAGGCTATATATGGAAATATACTGAATAAAATTGGTTAACTAAAAATATTAACAAATGATATGGTTCACAGCAGATTGGCATTTCTTTCATGATAGAATACTAGATTTTCATCCTAAACGAAAAGAAATATTTGGTAATGATATGAAAGAGGTAACAGAGAAGATGATACAAAAGTGGAACAGTAGAATTGATAAACATGATACTGTATATATTCTAGGAGACTTTGCATTCGGAACGACGGATGAAAAGAGAAAGTTATTCCAAAGATTAAATGGAAATAAAGTACTTATACTAGGAAATCATGACAAAGTATCAGATAATCACAGATGTTTCTTCAATCATATTACTCAGATAAAGAATATGACATTTAAGAAAACTGTGTTCCCATCGTTACCAAAAAATATTGAAGTAATTATGTGCCATTTTCCTATGTTCTCTTGGGAACATATCGAAAAAGGTAGTATAATGCTTCACGGTCATTGTCATGGCTCAATAGACTTACAGAATTCAGCAGAACTTCCTGATCACATTCGTATAGATGTTGGTATTGATAGCAGTTTTGCAAATTATGATTTTGTATCTGTTGATAAACTGGCAAATTTCATAAAAAACTATATAAAACAATGAGCAAATTTAATTATATTTCCAAAGGATTGCGTAAAGCGTTAGCTTTTCCATTTAAATTAGTAGGTAATACTTTTATTGCCTTAGGTTTTACATTGTCACTTGGTATCAATGGAATACTATTTCCAGAAGATCTCAGTAAAATGGAAACTCTATTAGGTATCCTTAAAGATCTAAAGACTGAAATTGAAGATGGTGGAATAATTATTACTAATGATGTAGAGGAAAAGAAATAAGCCTAGCGAAAGCAAAATTCGCAATGCAACACCAAATGAGTATAATGGCATTAAGTTTAAAAGCAAACTTGAGACATATACATATAAAAAGCTGGAAGAGTCGAAGATCAAAGCTGAGTATGAAACTCAACGATACGAACTGCTTCCAGCTTTTACTTTTGGTGATAAGAAATATAGGGCAATAACTTATAAACCTGATTTTGTAGGTGATAAGTTTATTATTGAATGCAAAGGCTATCCAAATGATGCATGGGCTTTGCGTGAAAAACTTTTTAGATATTATTTGTACATAAATAAACTAGATATAGATTATTATATAGTACATACGCAAAAACAAGTTGATGAATTGGTCAACAAGTTAAAAACATAAAAACTTACAGTTATGGCAGAATTTATTAAGATCGGAAATGAGATTACAGTTAAACCTAAGTTAGAAGGTATTTCTTATGAACTCATAAATAACAAAGTATACGATCTAGAGTTTGATAGAATGCAAGGTAGATCTTATCTCAAAGAAAATGGAGATTTGAATATGCCAAAGAAATTATACAAACTAGAAGAAGATAATAAATTTATCAAACGTGTATTAAGTTATTTTAATTCTGATAATTCTGGAAAGACAACAGGTATATTACTTGCTGGTACTAAAGGTACAGGCAAAACAATGCTCTCTAAACGTATTGCCTTAGAAAGTAATCTACCTATTATTATAGTCGCAAACGACTATCCTGCTAATAAACTCACTAGTTTCTTTAAACATTTTACTACTCCTGTAGTAGTTATGTTTGACGAAATTGAGAAGAATAGTTATTGGTGGGAAACTAAGGATCTGTTAGGATTCTTAGATGGTGTAGAAGCTACATCAAAGAAACTAGTATTGATGACCTGTAATAAAACAGATGAAATAGATGATAACTTCTTTGATCGTTGTTCACGTGTTCGTTATTTCAAAGAATATGAAGCAAACTCTAATTCTGTATTTGTACGCTATATGGCAGAAGATAAAGGAGTAAAGAACATAGATGAAGTTGTGAACTTCATCATCGAACACATGGAAGTTAAATCATTCGATAATATTTCAGCATTCTTAGATGAAGTTGTTCTCTTCGAAGATATTCCATTAGATAAATTAGCAAAAGATATGAATCTTAGCTTAAATGGAGTAATAAGAACAGGAACTAATAGTTTTGATGAGGATGAAATAGATGAAGATATAATCTAATGATACTATTTTATTCAATACTTATTTATAAACTTACTAAATTTCTACAGTATGAAAATATGTGGAATTAGTGATATACACGGGAATCTTTACAATAATATTCCTGAGTGTGATGTTTTGTGCATTTGTGGAGATATAATTCCATTAAATGAACAAAGATCTATGGATGCTTCACTAAAGTGGTGGCAGACACGATTTGCAAAATGGGTAGATAAACTACCTTGTAAAAAAATATTAGTAGTGCCCGGTAATCATGACTTTTACATAGAAAGTAAGTTAGGAGATGAATGGGAAAGTTTTGTAGAAGACTACGAACTTTATACTAATGGAAAAGTAAGATTCTTAGTGGATGAGTCATATACATATGAAGGTATAACCTTCTATGGAACTCCTTGGATACAACCTATTGAGTTTCAAGAAGGTAGATGGGCATTTGAATATCCTACTGATGAAATAGATGAGAATCCATTCGAAAAAATACCTAAATGTGATATACTACTTACTCATGATAATCCTAATTATAATGATAAACTATATTATTATAGTTATGGAAAGTACAAACATCATTTGTTTGGACATTGGCATGATGGTATATCATACGGACATCTAGGGCAACATAATTGCTCTATACTAGATGATTGGTATAACTTTAAAAAAGGCTTAAAAATAGTAACAATAGATATTATGACTGGAGACAAAAGACAAGAGATCATAGATGAGATTCTTCTACGATTACAAACAATATCCGATTTAACACAAACTCTAGAATTTTCTAATCAATTGAGCAGTCTTATACAAGATTACTCAGAAGAACTACGTGCAGAAATTCCTGTAAAGGAAGATGAAGTTGAATGGGATACTTCAGGAAACTTTGTTACTGACACTAATATAATGGAAGAAGATTTCATTGTAGATAGTAACGTATTTGAAGAAACAAAAACAGCAGCATGAAAATAGAAATTCCGTATTATGAAGATAACACGCGAATATCAAATTCAGCAATTGGATGGTTCTTGAAGAAAGGACCGCGCTACCTCAAGGATATGCTTGATGGTAAAGAAGAAGGTATTAGTGGAAAGTATCTTGATAAAGGAACTATGATACATATGTACCTACTTCAACCTGATGAATTTTGGGATAACTATGAAGTGTTAGACTTTGTAGTACCTAAAGTAAATCAGCAAAAAATGTTGTGTATAGAATATGTTCAAGAACTAGTAGTAAATCCTCTAGAGGATACTGATAAGTTATTGCTTAAAAGTTATAATAAAGCTTATAGCAATAGTAAATCAGATGATAAAAAGCTAGAAGAAGCTAAGCAAATTATTGAAACATTTGCAGAATATATTGTATACCTTAAGCTCGAAAAGAATAACAAAAAAGTAATTTCATTTGCTGATATAACTATGCTTAAACATATTAAGGAGAACATAGAGAATCATAAGAAAGCAAATGAATTACTAACAAATCAGCCCGGCTTAGAATGTAACAATGAGTTTCATATAAACTGGGAATATGAAAAAGCAAATATATCCTGTAAGTCACTATTAGATAGAGTCAAGATTGATCATTGTAATAGAAGGATTACATTAATCGACTTAAAAACAACAGCAGATGTCTATAATTTCAAACATTCTGTAGAAGAATATGATTATTATAGACAGATAGCATTCTATATATTAGCTCTTACTTGGTATTTCAAGGAAGAAGGTTATGATATAGAAGAATATGATTTAGAAGCATATATTATTGCTATTCAGAGTAATGGTAATAATGAAGTACGTGTTTTTAATATGTTAAATGAGAAAGAGTTATTGGATCGCAAAGACCTAATAGCAAATACCTTAGCAGAAATATCATATCATTATCAGACAGGTAATTGGGACCATACTCGTAAATATTACGAAGAAGATGGAACTGAAGAACTTGAATGAAGCATCTGCATGTCTACTGCAGTTAATTGTAGATAATAAAAAACTAATTAACAAGAACTTTATAAATGTATATACAGAATATCCTGATGAACCATATTTTGATAATCATGTATTCATAATGTATAAAGAAAATACAGTTGCAGATTTATTAAATCTAGAGTTCGAGTTAAAAAAGAATAAATTCTTTCATAGTCTAAGACAAATTCGTATAAACGATATTTGGTATGAAATAGCTGTGTTTACACTTCCTAATGAAATTAAACATAGATATGATAATATTATTAGTAACGGTCCCGCTGGATTAACAAATACTGATTATAAGACTATTTGGAATTTATTCAGTGGAATTGATAGTAATATAGGTGATATTATATTTACTAATGATTTTCACGAAATTAAAGAGATTATTCCTGTAGGTGATGCACTAGAAGATCCTATTTTAGAATAATATGAAAACCTCCAATTTTCATACACAGAAAAGGCTACCTAATAAGGTAGCCTTTATTTTTATTTATTATATAACTATTCGTAATACTTTCTTTTAAGAGCTGGATCTTGAATTTCTTTTATATTTTTAAAAGGAGTCATTTTCCATAACCATCTTTCTACTTTAGTATCTCCTTTGTAAGGACCATATTTAATACGTTTATTGTCATTAAACATATTATACATCTCACTCAAAGACATTATATTTGTAAATGGGTTAACTATGTTAATTAATGAACTTACAGAAGTTAAAGTATTAAGCAAATCTAAAGGATTATATTGATTAGAATACTCAAAACCGGTTCTAGTAACTAATAGAGCTAAGAAATTTGTAACCCAATCATCTTTATCATCATCTGCCGCTTGTATTAATAATGGTTTTATTACCATTGATAATAACATAATAGTAGACATTTCAAAGCCAAATTGTTTGAGATTACCTATATCAGATGAATCTAAAGATTTTCTACTGTTCCAATCTCTAATTAGCATAGGTATTACTCTACCTACTGTTCTATATAATGCTTCTCGTTTCATACCTAAATCATAGTCATACTATTTTTTCATAGTTACTCTTTCATTAATAAGATTAGGTATATAATTACGAAACATCATTATTATTGAACCTAAAGCATTATTTGTAAATTGTGCTTTTTGTTCTTCTGTTAATTGTCCATCTGCAGTAGCAGCTAAAGATCTAGCAGCATTACTTATTTGATTTTCTACTTCTGTAAATGCTTTTGCATACGCTTTATTTTCAATATGAATATTACCATCTTTTATTTCTATAATATCATATGTGCTATGAAGTGATTTCCATATATTATTAGCATCTTCTTTATTTCCCATGATATTAATGAACTATTCCTTATTATAGAATTTTCCATTGTAGTATCTATAGTTATTCATAATCGAATTTAATAGCGTACCTTTAATCACAAAATCTGAAAATGAGAAAATTCCAAAAGCCCAATTTCTAGAAATAGTATTTATGATACCTATTCTGTTAGAATTACGGTAAGCGTTCTAGAATTCAGTACCTATTTCAAAATGTTGCATACAAGCTACGTATTTATTATCCGTAGTAGTACTATGCATATAATGCATTATACCTAGTATGTTACTAACCATATTGAAATATGCTTTAGAAAAAGAAGAAAAATCAAAATATCTTCCATTAGCAACAAATCCTAACTGCTGTAAAAAAGCTGTAGCCATACCAGTAGCGCCTACTGCTAAATTCAATCCTAAACCTATTAATTGACCGAAATTTTTAACAGATAATGCTATTTTACTCCAGTTGATTTCAGTTCCAGCTAAGCCAAAGAACTTTCCTATTCTACTATCACTACTTATTTTTTGTAAATGAGCTTTAACTTCTTCTCCATACTCTTGCATGTCTATAAACTTACTTACAAACTTATATACATTAGTATCCTTACCTTCTTTTTTATTACTTTGTTTGTATACTTTTTTACCAGTGGCATCTACTCCTATAGGTTTTCCTATGAAAGTTCTATTTGCTAATTGCATTTTAATAACTTCTAAATCTGGTTGTATCTCTGTTTTCTATTTGAAATTTTCAGCCATCTTATAATATGCAATAACAGCTCCTACAAGGTCATTAGTTATTCTATTTGGATCAGGTTCTCCTTTTTCATTCCTAATAGGGTCAATAAAATATGTTGGTATTAATCTTTGTTCAGATCCGTCTGGTCTACTTGTAGGAGCATCTACAAAACCAACATCATCTGTCTCTTTTACTATACCTTGTTTAGTCTGTTGTAAAAATCCTTTAATGATACCATCATTTTTCATGTACTGATACATACTTCCACTCATCTATGGAAGTCTATACGGATTATTACGTGTAAGATATGTGATCTTATCATTAGATTCTTCCATACCAGATAGTAATCCTTTATACAGTTCCCACAAGTCTTTGTTTTTAGTAGCAACATCGTTGCCGTCTTTATCCTTTACTGGATCGAACATGTCGTAGTACTACTTGTTGGTATAGATAGTCGATTTTGGCTGATAATATTCATCAATATTAGTATCAAAATCATTGTTGAAATATTCAGATTTAGGATCTATTTCGCTAAATTCTCTTGTTGGAGCTTCAGTGTTTATTAATGTCTTATCTTTTGGTACTACTCTAGTATAATACCAATTAGGTCTCTTAACTTCCTGTTCTCCAACGTAATATACTACATGATGAGTTAATTCCCAAGCTTCATAAAACTCTATCCCACGTTTGAGAGCATTAGCTTTATCTATTTTATATTGTTCCGTTGGAATTACTTCTGCGATATCTTCAAATTCTACAGCTTGTTGTTGTTTTTTAACTTTCGGAGTATTCTTACGTATTTTACGCATCTATCTATCTATAGATTTTAATGTACCCAGAAGTTGAGAAGACATTCTTTTAACATCCAAACCTCCTGTATATTCATTCCTATAAGGTTTGGTTAAGTCTTCTCTCATTTCCTGTAATTGCGCATAATCATCTCCATATGTTTTTTTGTTCAACTACTTTAATTGTTTATAGAACTTCTCGCTTATTTCTTCTCTAGTATATCTTTTTTTCCATTTTTCATACTCTTCTGGAGTTAAGTTCTTCTTAGCCTCTGCTTTAGCTTCATTAAACTTTTCCATATTGGTCACATAATGCATACCTTCATGTAAAGTTTTATTAAGATCGGTCAATTCCTATGCAATCTACAGATCCATATCAGTTTTAGGAGTACCATCTTCATAATATCTAGACATTAATTGTTTCTTTTGAGTATTGTAGTCTAGATATTGATTCCACTGTGATTCCGTTAGATTCTCCATATGTACTCTGCCTTTGTTGTCTCTCACATCATCCAGCAATTTATATATCTTAAACTGAATGGCATCTCTAGCATCTCTGGCTTCCTGACTTAAAGAATTAAAAGCATCGTAATATTTCTTAGTGTATCTTCTCTCACAGTTATTACTTAACCACTCGTTCATTTCTTTATTAAAGTTAGTTCTATCTTCCTTATTTAAAGGTAGTTTCTATCCTTCTGGCACATTATATTTAGTCATTAGGCGTTTTCTCTCTTTATCTAAGTTATTCATGAACTCACCATATTTCATATCTCTAATAAAGTAACCTGTTTTTTTGCCTTCTGAATCATACTCAAATAATTTCATTTGATCTCCAATCGCTACATTCTATTGTAAACGTAACATTCGGTTACCAAATTTATGAGTATTGAAACGTACTCTATTGTTAGCATTAGCTACCATGTCAAATATAACCCGAGCGGCTTTGTCATTCATTTTGTCACCAGCAGATATCCAACGCATTAATGGAGTAACATCATTCTCAGTAGTTATCAATTCAGAACTAACATACTCCTCAAGCTCAGTTCTGCTTAATTCGTCTTTTATCCCATATTGAAGTAACGTTTTTTGTGCTAAATCTGTAGTAAGTTCAGTTATACCCTGTTTTGCAGCAGCAAATTGTGTACGCATGTTGCTTATCATAGTTTTTAACTGATCAAAACTTTCTTTACCTAGTATGTCTTGATATATATTAGAATCAAATATGTTCTTAGCTATTTCCTCCAGTACATTATTGTACATGCCAAAGTAATCCTACTAGAGTTGAACTAATGCTAGATTACTAAACCCACTATCTTTGCCTTCTCTGAGGTTTTTTTGTGCCTATAATATTGCATTAACTGGAGCTGTCATAGTTCTATTTATATCGTATAAACAGAATACTATAGTCTATAATGATGTAATATTTGGATTCTTTAATGATGCCAATTGTTGCTCTAATGGTACTAATAATGCAGTTTTGTTTTGTATATTACGACTCTAAATAGCTTTTATACGTGCCTATACAGCATTAGTGATCAATTGTCTGAGAGAATCTAAAGTAGAATCAAAATCATACCTTTGGCTGCGGAACTTCTCCATAGCTTTGTTTATAACATCAGAAGTTGTAGATAACCATGAAGATTCTCTATCAAATATATCAGCATTTTTACTATCGAATATTACTTCTCCATTCTTATCCTTAGCCACTTCTCCTATCTCTTTTAAAGCATTCTAAAATCCTATAGTATATACTTTAGATTTACCCTATATAGCTGCTAATCTGTTATTGTTATAGTATTTTAATAGAGAATTAAACAGCATAGAAGGCTCCCCATTAGGAGCCTTATCTATACTATATCCACCATTCTAATCCCATACAGCATAAGCCTGTACTTCACCCAACGCATCTACTAACTCTTCAAATTCTGCTTTTACTTTTGGGTCACTCAAATTTGGACATATTCCTTTTGCCATAATTATTTACTTTTACAAATTTTAAACGCTTCATCTGAAAAATTATCTTTAGTTAGATCATCTTCTGTAGTGAACATACCTGTAATATCTAATCCAGATGATTCTACTTGAGATAACGGATTTGACGGTATGTCTGCTTCCTATAGTGTTTGCGTTATCAATAACTGTTGTTTCACTTTATTCATTAAATTATCTCTATTAAGTAAACCAGATTCTGCTGCAACTTCTTTATCTATTTTCTTGCTCTCCATAGCTACAGTTTTAGGAGTATTGCTCTCAAGAGTAGGTTCACTATTGTTCACCTCTTGATTGTATGGATCTTTAGTAAATACAAAATCTTCCGTTATATACTGACTTGGTAGGAATGTAATATCTACATCGCTGAAATTAGATCCTTTCACAGCTAATCTAAACTTTTCATGATTACCAAAATACTCTATAATCTATTCTCCAGTCATTGTATTAATATTGTTTTCTGAAAAGTCTGATAATTGATTATAGTCTTTGAAGTATTCACTTAAGTTAACACTACCTTTAGTTTTACCTAATCTTGGTATGGCTACATATATAGTTTGTGTAGCTTGACCTAATTTCTTAGCTTTCTTCTTATCGTATGCTTCTACTTTACCAGCTTTAACATATAAAACAGTATTTCTACTATTGCCTTGTGGATAATCAATGGCTAAGAAATCTCTTTCATCTTTCCTTGACTTAGTGGCGAAACTAACTAAATATTGAGATTCATCATTCCAAGGAGCTGTTTCATATATAAATGCAGACGAATTACCAGAATTTGATTTTGGTCTAGTTACATTCTTAACTATTTCATGATCATGAGCATTGTTACGAGCTATTATAATAGCTAAAGAAGTATACTTACTTAACGTAGGTTCATCAATATCGCTAAGTATGTTGTTTAACCAACTACCATTATTCATGTCATGAATAGTTTTTCTCACTTCATCAGCATACCCTGTATCTAATCTATATTGACTAGATATTAAATGAGCAAAGGAATTTGGACTCTTATTATCGTAAGAAGTGTAGAATGCATATTTAGCCAATCTCTTTGAGAACTTTCTAACAGCTTCATTATCGCTTTGTAATAAATCACTAAAGTATGCTATAAGTCTATTTTCGAAATTAGCACTGTTACTCATAGAGTTGTTCAACAAAGTTATTGAATCCGTATCTGTAAGATCAGTAGCTACAGTAGGAACTAAGTAATTTAAGAATGAATTATTAATAGTTCCATCTCCTGTTAACATGCTACTATATTTACCATTATCATTCTTTCTAATAGCTGCTTTAAATTGAAACAGTCTTTTAGGAACAGTCCAATCACCTAATACCATTCTAGCATATTCTCCATCGTCAAGATGCATTTCTTCTATACTATTTGCTATTCTAGATCTTATAATACTATCTATGATAGAATCTAATTTAGTAGCAACTTGTTTGTTCATATTAGATCTATCTCCTGTTATAACATTTGCAAGACTTACGAACATTCCACTGTACATATCTGTAGCTTGTAAGAACGAACTTGATAGTATGTTTCTTGGAATATCTACTGCATTAGTAAGTTTCTTCATTAGAAAACTGTCAACATAGTAGTTCATTAAAGCATTTACATCATCTCCTTCTATAACAGAACCTTTATCATCTACCTGATAAAACTATTCTCCTTCTTTTCTTATAAAGTCAAATACCTATTTGCTATAGTTAGCCTGTTGTGATAGAGTATTACCATATTTTTTAGTATCTATCTGAGATAATCTTACTAGTTTTGCTAGTCTTTCAGCATATGGCAACATTTTAGAATAAGCATCGGCTACTAATAGTTGTTGAATATAGAAATCAAGATTTCTCTCTCCTTTTATATTGCTGTTTAAAGATTTTTCAAGTTTTAAAGGATCTACTGCTAATGATTTGTCAACTCCTTTATCTTTATCGTCCCAATTATCCAATATATTTAGCAACTTCTTCTGTTCTTCTTTAGGTAGAGTACTTATGTATTCTTCCGCTTCTTCTTTATACTATTTTTTCAACTCAAATAAAGTATCATCCATGAGCTCAGAGTAACTAACGTCACTAGGATCTACTCCATATTGTCCATTAAGCTTTATCAACGTATTGGCAAAATCCTTAAGTATTGGTTGAGATAAAAAATAAAACGTTACTTCCCCTTTCCCAGTCCTTAATAAGAACTCTGTCATACTATATGTAACAGAATTAACATTAAGATTAATAATGTATGGATCTTTTGCAACGTCTACATGTGCGTTAATCATTGCAGATAGCCAATCCAATATTCTCTCACCATCTTGTGATACTATATCGTTTATATTCCCTAAATTATATGTATCTCCCACTGATCCAAGATCCATTTTTAAGTTTAGAGCTTGAGTAAGAGCATGATTGGTTGATGCAAGAGCAAACGGAGCAATACCGTCCTTACCTCCAGTATATTCAAATTTCTTGAATAACTAATAAGAAGGAAGGAGTTCATACATAGGTTTGCATTCCTCTTTAGATTTACCCATAACTAAAGGAACTATTTCTTCTTTTACTTTGGTTGTAAGATTATCCAGAGGTGCTCTACTTTGATCAATGTTACTATCATCTGATATGGCAACTCTATACATGTCTATCAAACCATTAACAAGCTATTTTTCAGAATTACTAGATAAATCGTCCCAATTACATTGTAAATAATTTCCATCTTTATCATAATAACCTGTAGCTATATATAGCTTATCAATATCAAAGTCAGATCCTGTCATAGCAGTAAAATCATCTGGAACTACTATAACATCTCCCATAGATTCTGGTAACACATCTGTAACTCTTAATGAACATGTAGAAGAAAGACCCTGAGTTGGAATACGATAACCTAATGCAAAAGGTTTGGCATCTTGCCCAATTATCTTCTTATCTAATAACCAGTCTCTCATAGCAGTATAATCAGAAGCATATTCCTTAGGAACTATGTGTTTAAAGAAATTAGTACTCAACATGCAATCCATACTACCATCGCTATTAAGAGGATTTAAAGGCTTGCCATCATTAAAAGCTCTACCTACTTGATACTGCTTCTATACTCCAGTAGTATCTTTAAATCCAAAGAATGCATGTTGGATAGCAGATCCACCGGGAGTATTAATATCAATGGCGGTTTTTCCTACTCTTGATATTATTCTACTTTCTACGAATCTTCTATTACTCTATGCTGACAATGGAACTTTGATCTGTCCTGTAGTTTTATCTATCTCAAACGAAGACAATGCATCTCTTGATAAACCACTAGATTTTCCTTGAGATATCAAGAATTTAGATAATTTTTGTTCAGAAGGTCTACCGTCTTCTAAGAATTCATCATATATTTTCTGAGCCCCAATATCAGACAATCTGTTTATAGCTCCAAATATATTATCTATAATCTATCTACCAGTATATTCTACATCTTTATTTAAACCATATGGTCTATCTTTTATTAAATTACTTAAGGCTACTTTAGCAAATTGAGTACCAAGAGATCTATCTACACTTTCATGAGGGTCTGTGTTCATCTGCAAACGTAAGTTTCTAAGATCTTGTATGTATGTAGGTAACTTGGAATTATCAGTATCCAAACCTTCAAAATTAGTTTCTCCAATTACAGTAGATGTAGACGGTCTATTTAAATCTTCTAAATTAAATTTAGAGTTATCTGCATCTTTATATGGAGTAAATTTCTATCTACCACCTACCTTAACAGCAGATTCAAAAGTAAGCATATCTATAGTCCCTAATTTCTCATCATTCATTCTTCGGTATAAATGGTAATTGTCCGCTTTTGCCATTACTTTAAATAACGGAAATATTGCCATCTTATCAAACACTGGAACATTTAAACCTAACTTAGTCAAGTTGTGATTTCCAAAGTATACCATTTTCAATGGTTTAATAAGTGTTTCCAAAGCTTGAGCATACTGTTTTGGATCAGATAACCATTCTTGATTATCACTTTCCAAAAGATCAAAAGCTGTCTCAACTTCTGGTGACCATTCTCCAACAGCTTGAATAATCCTTCTATATAGAGCAGGTCTGATATAAACTGCCGCATCTGCTTGATTTATATTACCTTCACCTCTATCGTTAGCTCCATATGCAGCAATTTGTCGTTCTACAGAATCTTCAATTGATTTTCTTGATTTGGCATCAATAGTTTTCAATGTCTTATTAATATTATCTTTACTTACCATATTAATAAGTTGTCTCTGACTAATATTAGGGTTCTTCCTTTGTAAATATTTCATTACTTCAGCAGATGTAAACATCTTTTTATATTCATCAAATTTTACAGATTTAACCATATTATCACTCATGTGTAATACAGTAAATTTAGAATTATTCCTTATATCTCCATCGCCCCAGAAAGTTCTAAGATTATCTCCAGTAGATAACACTGAACCAAGACGTTTGATTTTATCAACTGATCTTTCTACTATTATCCATGGTTTATTTTTATCTCTTTTCCATTTATAATAGGCAGGATCTCCTACAAATGCTTTTTCAATTTCATTTATAGATACTATTTCATTTACTACATGATTTGCGATAATAGAATAAACAGCAGCAGACTTGTTATTCCTAGATGTATCACCAGAGGTTAGATTTTTAGATCTATCTGTGTACTCTTTCACTATATTTGTAGGTAGTAATACATTTTCAAGTTCTGTACCATCTCTTCTTACTATTCCTTTATCTACTAGGAATGTTATCTCCTCTTGGACTTTATCCTATAATGTTGCATTTATCGCATCAAATAAAGCTTCTTTGTCTCCAAATAAAGTATTTCTGAGCTGTTTTAATCTTGTCTCCATCTGATTACCTCCATTATCATAATCAAATTTAGACCAAGCCCACAACATCTGATTTAAAGGAACATATTTATATGTACCATCTTGTTGTCTCATCTTAAGTGAAGAGAAATACCTAAAATACCCCCCATTACCAGAGTTATCCATAACCCCATTCTTTATTTTACCGTGATAGTTATCAATATGTAAATTAGGGTTTTCTTCTACTTCAGATTTGTGTATATAGTAATCGTATACAGCATTGAATTCATCTAGCAGATAATCCGATATGGCTTGTAGAGTATTATCAGAATATCTATACATATCGTCTTCTACAAACATTTGTTGAATACCATTCTCTGTTTGTATTTCTGTCATTCTAGATCTGCTTAATAAATCATGAAATAAATTAACTCCAGTTATAGAATACCATGTTTTTTTATCTGCCATAGTTGGCATAACGATTCTATTCTGATGAGCTAATGTAAGTTTAGCAATGTAGTCCTCAGTAGGTGATATCTAGAAATAGTCTCTACTGTCTCTATTATCAGCATTACGCACGGCAATAAGAGTACTGAGGCTTAATTTAGAACCCTATTTCAGTGCCCCTAATAATAAAGAGTGTTTATTATAAGTGGCTAGTAGTGTTTTATCAACTTCAGAAGCATCTTGATTAAACCATCTAACTCTGTCTGACATATAGTTATTTTGAGTAATAGGATAAATAGTAGTGTTATTAGGTCCGGTTACACTAAATTCAGTAGGATTAGGATGAGATTTACCGTGTGCTATAGCTAATTTTTGTATGAAACTACCTTCTGCAGCCGGAAAAGGATTGTCTAATTTCAAATCTTTAGATTCTCCTTCTTGTAACTTATTTAGATTACCTATTATTTGGTTTCTAGCACTTCCCTTCTTAGTAGATCTCAATATGGTATATAATTTATCAAATGATTCTACTGTAGGTAGTTTTTTATCTAAACTTTCAGTACCATATAACAGATAATCTATAGTTTTAGTATCTACATCAATACCAATACTATTAAGTATCTCTACAAAATCCTATTTTGCTTTTACTGTAGTTTGTCTTATCTGATCTTCTGATAATTTATTAGACCCTTTCATTTTTTTATTTATGAAAGGTTGAGCTATTTCAGACAATTCGTCAGCTATTATTTCTAATCTTATCTCTAAGTTGTTTAACTTTTCAGAGTCTATTACAAAATTGTTTACATCGCTTTTATCTATCATTCCAGATACATAAAATAATCTACCCCATTGCCTAGGATACTTATTCTGATATCTGAATACTGCTGAATCAATTACTCTCCATTCTCCAGACTTAGCTCTAACTGTAGTCTTAATATCTTTTACAAATTCTTCTAGTCCAGCACTAGTTTTTACTTTCTAAAATGCATCCTAGAACTGTACAGTAGTCATTTCATTTTTTGCACTCTTAATGGTAGTGAGAATTTGAGTACATGTATTCTCGTCAGGTTTATTAGCACCACTTATATAATTAAGTAATGATATGAAGAACGGGTCAGCTTTGCCTAATCTAGCACATCTGCTTTCTAAATCCTCCCATCTTTCAATGTCCCACAAATTCTCCATAATCTTATTCCAAGTAACATCAAAAGATTCTGTCATATTAAGACCAAAAATAGGATCAGTTACTGGTACTAGTTTTCTAGATTTATCATATTCCATTTTAGGTATAGAATAGAAGAACAGTTTAGCATTGAAGGACATGTTAAGTTTCTTAGAAAATTCATAAGATACTCTATCATATTTCTCATCAGGTCTCTTTTCTCCAGTATCATAATCGGATTTTTCTTCAACTTCTACAGCTTTTATGTTAAGAGAACTTAATTGTTCTACCAAAGACTGTTTGAATATGTCCCAATTATCTAATACTTCTTCTATAAGCTGATCATTCTCTTCTGGAGTTATACCTGCCATCATATTACTTTCAATTATAGAAGGTAGATAATCTAAATTCTAGCTTAAATTATCTATATCTTGTGCCTTACGTATGTTGAATATAGATAATAAAGTACTGGTAAGAGAATCTACTACATTATAGAATACATCTGGATTAATAATGGAGGGCATATCTTTTAACCTATCTTGATCTACTCCCGGTATTGAGAAATACACTCCTTTTTTTGTATAAGCTTTATTAAATTCGTCAACAGAAGATTGATTCATCTAATATTCTTTATACTTACCTTTATTAATATTTCTATATATATTAGTAGTCAAATTATTAGATATACCAAATAACGATTTCACAAATCCTTTTATAGCTCTAAAAGCTTTTATTGTTTGATAACCTAATTGAAACCATTTGGCATTTTCCACTATAGCCCAATTACGGAAATCCTCAGCCATAGCTTCTTCTATCTCATTTACTGTTCTGTTTTTATACTCTGGATTATGTTTAATGAAATCTTCATATATTATCTATCTTTCAGCAGCAGAATGTACAAGCATATTTATATAATGCCAAGCCTCATGATACTATATACCCAAACCTGCTCCTTTACCTAATAATATATTAGCTACATTACCAACAGACATTCTTGTAACACCATAAACTCTAGGACCATTGGAAGCAGATCTCATTACCCCATTGAATATTCTAACCTGATCTACAGCAAGACCAAGTTTATCCATCAACCATTGCTTAGCAGCTTTAAGATCTTGTTCTTCACGCCCTATTTCATTACTTTCTACAGAATACAGTCCGTTCACTTCTCTCCCAACCTCGTGGAAAAGCTTTTCCATCATACTTCTGATAAACATTTGAGGTTTACCATCCTAATCATACAGATATACGAAACTGTCAGTAGCTATTTTTTGATTCAAGCCATCTGCATATTCTTTTATCTCATCAGAAGTCATAAATCTTCCTACTTTAGGAGCATTTGCATTTGATGGTTTTATAGTTCTAGCTAATTCTTGAGCTTTAGCTCTTCTATTAACTTTAGTAGCAGGTTTTGCTTCGCTTTCCTTAGTTTCTACTTCTTCAGTAGCATTGTATGTGAATATCTTACGGATAGATTCATCAGACAAACTTAAGAATCCATTACTATCTTTCTCTAATAAGTCCATCGCCAACTTAGAATTCATAGATAAATTTACCATTGGTTCGCCTATAGGCTTATCTGAATCATCAAAGAATTGGGTTATATAATCCAACTGCTTATTAGTAACATGTACTATACTTCCTTTTTCAAATGTAGATTTGGTAATAGTATTCCCATTTTCTTCTATTTTGTTTGTACTAATGTGTTTGCCAAGATATTCTTCAAATTCTGCTATTTGCTCAATACCCCAATCTTCAACTTGAGTGCTATCTACTTGTTGTCTGTATTTCTACAATACGTCTCTAAGTTGTTTCTTTCCAAAAAACTTAGTACCTTTTTCTTTGACCTCTTTTGTTTCCTCTTGTTTAGAGGATTTTTTACTTATAGGCTATGTAGACACACTTACAGCAGTTTCAGTTTGATCTGTAGTTATATCTTCTATGTATATAAACCCATCTTTAAATGCGTAATCACCCATATCTGTAAGTAACTTGCCACTATCAATAGTCCAAGCCATAGCAGGAGGAGCAACTTTGTCTTTCACAAGTTTACCATCTACTCTAGAAATACCTAGTTGTTGTAACGTAAATTCCAGTTCTCCGGGGAATAGTACTATCTTATCATTTTTTGGATTCAAACGTATAGCCAAATCTCTAAGCTGTTCTGGAAGTGAACTGGTTAATACATTTTTATCAGTGTTCCAGTGAAAGTTTTGCATCATAAACCATATTACCATCTTTCTGACATTAGGCTCTGTCTTTATTTGTTCTAATGGTATTTCTGTTCTAAAATACAAACCACCTCTTTGACTATTTGGTAATGCTATATAGAATCTGTTAGTATCTGGATCAAATCCTAATTGTTTCTTTGCAAGATATTGAGCAGCTTCTTGTTTCTTTGAAGATAATCTAGTTTTAGCTCCTTGATTTACTATCAATGGCAGTACTCCATATGGGTCTCCGTCTGTAATAAGATCTAAAACATATTCCATAAAATTAGTATAGTGTCTATCTGATGCTGGGTTTCCATTTTCATCATGACTCTTTAATACTATCTGCGATGGTTTAGTTACTTTATCATCTCTAAAGAACTTTTCACTCAAATATATAGGCAAAGAATATCTACCTCTAGGAGTGGCAGATGGTTTAGGTACTATTACTATTTTACCAGAGAAACCACCACTAGTATATAGTGCTTCATCATTACCTATATGTTTAATAAAGTATGGGTTTGCATCACTCATTCCACCGGTTCCATATCCAAATGTACATTCTGTGAATATGTCTAATGGATTATGAGGAATCTCAAATGTCTTACATTCTGACAGTTTCCTCAATTTAGGCTTGTTACCGTCTTTCTGATTATTAAACACCCCATTAGATACATTTACTTGAGTAGGCACTACATGGGTTAGGGCTTCATCTGGTAATACATATTTTCCGTTCTTATCTTTTGGACATTGCTGCAGATAGGCTCTAACTACTTTTTGTTTCTGTTCCCTTAGTACTTCAAGATCTTCATTAGCTTTAGTACCGGGACCAATGTTTTCAGCCCCCAATCTACGTTGATAATCTAAAGTAGCCTTTTTCTGACTTCTATATGCTGCAGCGTATATATCTCCGTCTTTGTCAATTATAACATATACAGCTGCATTCTCATAGGTTCTAGGATCATTAGGATCAAACTATGTTTCTGATTTATCGAACGTAGGACCGGGCACTAAATACAATTTAGCACCATCTAAGAATCCCGGTTTACCCATAGCCTCTCCAAGTTCTTTGCCACTGTGTATTTTTTTAGCTCCTTTTACTTTAAATGGAAGCTACATAGGTTGTGTAGCGTCAGGTCTATAGAATAAAGTTCTACCAACTAACCAATTATTTCGTATAGTTTCAGATGTAGATAACCCGGGAACTTTTTCACCTTCTTTTGCTAATTTATTAGCTTTTTCAGATAATGTGTGTTCTGGATCATTTGCATACTCATCGTACGAATTTTCTTTGGCTAATTGTTCATCTGTAATCTCCACTCCGTTAAGAAACATTTTACCATCATTAGAAACAAAGAAATCTCCAGCCTACGGATTGTCACTACGACTATCTGTAGATTCTGCTTCTTGTATTTTGGCGTCTAATTCCTTTGGAGTAAGATCTTCAATCTAAGTAAGATCTCTTTCAATATCAGGATTATCATCTCTGGTTAGACCTAAATCATCTTCAGGATCTGCCCAGTTCTTGGCATCCATTATATTTTCTTCTGTAATTTTATCTTGAGTATCGTCTTTGGGTTTTTTTTCAGATGGATTTTCTACTTCCCTGATTGCTCTTTCCCTAATAGATTCCTGTTCAACACTAATGTCTGGAGCATCCTCAGTTGAAACTAAATCAGTTACATCTAATTCTTCTGTATCTACTTCTTCTTTAGCTTTAGTTAATTTATCCTCATCTGTTTGAGTATAGATGTCTTTGTCTTTTCTCTTCTCTTTTGTCTTTACACTAATATCTGTGCCTTGTAAAGGAGAAGAACTGTCAGCATTACCAGTAGGAGTAAAATCAACTTCTGATGTATCTTGTTCAGTATCCTAGTTAAGGGCATTCTCTACTTCTGCATTTAAAGCTACATCTTGTTCAGTATATGACCTATCATTTTGTTCATATCTGTCCATATCTGCTTTAATTATCTCATTAGCATAATCCCTAGCAGCTCTTACAGTTTCATCCTGAATTTTTATCTGCAGTTGTACATTCTAATTATATCTAGCTATAATACTAGCTAACGATGGAGCATCTTTCCCATTCTGCTCTGCTTCACTAGTCTACCTGTCTATTATAGTTTGTTGCTCTTCTGGAGTAAGTTGATTCCAATTTCTGATATTAAAATCTATCTGCCTGTTCTGATTATCTTTTACCACAATACCATTCTAATATGCAGATCTTCTATTAACAGCTTTATGTAACAAACCAGTAAGTATAGCCTTATCTGCAATAGCTTGATCTATTTCTTTATTAGTAGATAAACCAAATATATCTACCATAGCTTTGGCATTAGGAATATTCTTTACCTCTTTTTCTAAAGATTTAGAAATTTTATTTATGTAAGAAGCTATAGCTGCTATATTCTCATTAGTTACGTCTAAACCATTCTTTTTAGCTTCACTAACAAATTTGTCCATATCCTTTAACTACCTTCTCAACCTACTATATACAGTCTAAGTGGCAGTCAGGTTTCTAACCTTCTTTATAGCTGCTACCAGTTCGTCTTTACTATTGTTCCAAGATAACTTTTGCTCTTCTGTTAACCCATTCCAGTATTCATCTACATTAGAATTAAATGCAGTTGCATTTTCTTCATCATTAATCTTTAGTAAATTCTACAAATTAGCGTCTGCCTCTTTTGCTTTTTCATTGTATATTCTCTCATTATCATATGCTTTAATCGCATTTTTAACGAAAATTTTATGTTTATCAGATCCTCTATTTATATTTAAATCTTCTAGATTAGTATTAACGGATGGATTATAATAAATAGATTCTATAGTTTTTGCTTTAACTATATCTTCATCTATATCTTCTTGTGTAAGACCTTCCGGAGTAAATCTATCTTTTATATCTACTAGATTATTCAATATATCATCTGTATACCCTTTCTTTACTGCATCAAACCATCTATCTACCTTAACATCGTTTTCTCTGTTAGATATATCATATGCAGCCATATTGCGAAGCATATTATTTGACTTCACATTACGTATCATTTGGTATCCGTCAGAAATAGCTGTAGCAGGACCTCCCATTACTAAGCCTATTAAAGCTCCAATTTTCATGTTCTGCTCAAGTTCTTTATCATTATTTAAAGCATCGTCTGGATGTAACCCCATAAGAGCTAAGTTGGCTTCAGCACCGTATTTAAAATTCTTTAAAAAAGCATCTATTAAAGTTAATTCTCCGCTATTATATGAATTCTATAACTGATAATCTTTTTGTATAAGATACTGCTGACCTTCTTCAGTTCCTTCTGAAAAAGCTGTTATACCTAGTTTACCGCTCATTTTGCCCATAGTATTAAATAAGTCTTTATACTTATTAGCTTTGAAAACATCTTTTCCAGCTATGGTATAAAGAGCTTTATTTATTCTATTATCTATAAACTTACCTCCTAAGTTTAAGGCTTTTGTTACTCCAGTTGCTTTAGAAATTCCTTTAGCTACGTCTTTAAAACCTTCTTTTGCAGACTTTATTGCCAGTTTACCTCCATAAGAATACAAGCCCATATCCATTAAATCCCATAGACCTAACGCCATATTAGATTGTTCTACATCACGCAATCCTAAGTAAGCATCATACTTGGCTTTCTCAAAACTGGGGTCATCCGTATTGATATTGTACACTAACATTTCCTCTAATATCTGTGGAACAGTTAATTCTTGTACATTTATTCCCCTAGCTTCTAACCCCTAAGCTCCTTTGGTTAATATGGTTTCTGGATTAATATCTCCTTTTTCCATCTAACCAACCAAGTTAGATAGATATGAGTCAAAGATTTCAGCATTTGTTTCCTATGTTCTTTGATAGTACTGATTCCCAGCATTGATAGCAGCTTCAGTCAAAGTAACTGCAGCTGAAGCATATGGAATACCTCTTTTACCTAATGCTTTAGCTGTTAATCCAGCTAATCTACCAAGAGTAGCAGTTTCTATAGTAGTAGCAAACTCTCCCATTGATGATCCTATTTGTGGAAGAGCATATAAGTAAGATCTTGGTTCAGTCCATTGAAACTCGTTATTATTTACTTTTTCTCTAAATACTGGGTCAATAGCATCAGGATCAAAGAACCAACTACCATTACGTAAGGTTTCTTGTTTATCTCTAAGTTTTTGAGTTTTTACATTATGACTGGTATTATTATCTTCTTCTAACTGATTAAGTTTAGCTATTATGCCACTTCTATCTGGATTATTAGATACTTCTTCATTTCTAACAAAATTCACAGCATCACCATATCCTTTATTAACATATTCGCTTATTTCTTCTGCACTATTATTAAAAGATAAAATATTGTCTAGAGCTATAGTAAATCTATTCCATAAAGGAATATTGCTTACATTAACTGAAGTTACGTCTTTTGGAGCTTCCGCTTTTTCAGCCAATCTAATGTTACTATTGGTAAGAGCTAAGGATCTATCTGTTAATTCACCTAATAAGTTGATACCGCGATATTTTTTCTCACTATACGTAGCTCCTCCAACTTTAGGAACTTTGTAGTACATAGATATAAGATCTTTATTTGATTTAGTTATCTAATCAAATTTAGCGAAATCCTATGATAGTGTGTCCCATATTTTTTGAGCTCCTTCCTCATCTCCCTACTTAGCTAATTCATAAGCTTGTTGTCTTCTGGTTTCATAATCTTTAACAAAGGCAAAATCATTTAGATTCTTTACTTCGTTTTTTATTATATTACCTTTCAGAGATCTTATATTGGTTTCTACAGCTTTTTCTATAGTAGACTGCACTAACGGGGTTCTATACAAATCTTGTATATTATTAGCCAATGAACCTAACACAGGATTGGTAGCAATACTCATAAATCTTGCGCCCTTATTCCACCAAGAAGTATCCTTATCTTTAGTTTCTTCTTGCTGCTGATACTGATATTTAACCGCATCTTTATTGTAAAGATTGGTATACCCCTTTTCTTGAATATACTGGTTATATTCTGCAGCTTTCTACTTTCTATCTGATGCTCCATCATTAGTAGTTACACTGTCTCTTACATTAAATGTAGAACTAGTTAATTTACGAGCTCCTAATCTTAATCTGTTATCTTCCATATCAATTGTAACCAAGGTATTTATATGCAGACTCTACAGCCTGTTGGTATCTTTCTTTAGAACCTAATTTTCTTACTTTATCTTCATATATCGCATTTCTACTAACTGTAGCTTCACTACTGCCAGTCTCTATAGGATATAGACCTTCAACTTCAACGTATAAGTCAGATTTGTCTATTTTTTTTCTTTTCAAACCTTTTTCTGTAGTACCGCTTAACACTTCACCAGTTTCTGGATCATATTCTTGTTTAATTGTAATTTCTTCCTAATCAGATATATCTCCGAATGGTACTACTTTACCAATTGATGCTACATTTTCTATATTCATTCCAATATTGCGTAGATCTTTCATAGATACATAAACTTTTCTTCTATGATAAATATCAGCTATATCTCCTACAGTACTTCCTGCATCTTTTATAATAACATCTCTAAACTTATTACTATACCAAGCTTCTTGAAATCTTACATTGTTAATTAGAGATTTTTCAAATGTATTTGCACTTTTACTTCCTTTCTTTGCAGCCGGATCGAGTAGTGCTTGTTTAATATACTGTGGAGCACCCATATCATACCCAATTATTCCAGTAACAAAATCATCCCCGAGCACCATATTACCTGTTTCATTGGATACTTTAAATCCCTTATTCATAGTGCCTTCCCCTCCTTCTGACAAGAATATTTCACCAGCATTTGGAGATAAAGGACTCTGTATATTATCCAATACTGTTTTGGATTTCTGTCTTGGCATACCTTTTGCAGAATTAAATATTTTATCAACATTGATAGTCATATTCTGCATTGCTTTTTCTATTACATCCGGAGTTATACTACCATTTCTAATCTATTCTCTTTCTTCTGCAGATAATCCTCCAAATTTAGCTAACATATTTCTATTGGTAGTAGATTCTACTATGGTGGTTAAATCTGGTAAACCTTGAGGAACTGTACTACCCGAACCGCCTCTTCCTGCATTTTTCAACTCTTGTATGTATGACGGATCTACTTCATAGTCTGGTCTAATAGTTCTATCAATTTGTGACTATGCTATCATATCAACAAATTGACTTTTAGCCGCTTCTACATCTCCTCCATTTCTTCTAATAAAACTTTCATAATATTTTCTACCCTGAGGAGTGTCTATAAGATCATTAAACTTAGCTGATGCAACCTAATATAAGTCGTCCATGTTATTACCACTAACTATATATCTAGTTCCATTAATGTATTTAGTACCTAAGAATCCTCGTTTTAAATCATTAAAGTATGGAGTACTCAACTCATTTGCATTCATAAACGCTACAGGAGTAATATCATCAAACACTCTTCCTGTATCTAATGTACTATAGTTAGGTATATCAGAATCATCCCATTCTTTATTATACCTTCCTTCAGCCATCATTTTAGATCTTGTTTGTAATCCAAGTCTTAGGTTATCTGCACTTTCTTTAAGCAAACTTAATGAAGAATAATCTATATTATTTATTAATGACTGTAAACTAGACCTAAAAGAAGCATCTTTCAAAGCATCAGGATTAGATACCATTTGATTTATAGCATCCTGTATATCCTATCTACCAGTAGTAAGATTATAATAACTTTGAGTATCTACTGCAGATGGTGATCTAAATTCTCCAAATTTCTGTAACTATGCTCCAAATTGTTGAGCAGCTCTATCTATTTCTTCTTTCTGCGCTGCACCAATTCTAAACAATTCTCCAAAATTAATTGGAGCATAAGTATTAATAAACTAAGCCTATGCGGCTTGATCGTACATATTTGCTGCCATATTATCTTCTAAATTTGTTCATTAAGTTAGAATAATCTGCTGTAGTATATACAGACTCTAAGAAAGGAGCATATGCATCCAACATAGCCATATCTCTAGATCTTTGATTATTCATTAACCTTCTGTTTTGTGCATAATTACTTATCTGTGATAAAGCTTCTCTGTTAATATTTCTAGCTGCTGCTCTACTTCTAGCATTCAAATCAGTAGACATGTTACGAGCAGATACAAATTGCTGTCCTAAGTTATTGAGAGTATTTGCGTATTCTCCTTTATATTGATTCTCAATATTACTCTTCTGTGAATATAAATCTGCTATAGCTTTATCTGCCGCTACTTGACTTTGTAATCTATAAGCCATATTAGCTCCTGTATTTGTATTAGATTGAGAAGCATTGTAATTTGATATAGCTCTATTCTCTCTGATAGCTCTTCTAACTGGAGTAATATCATATTTTCTACCAGCCATAGTACTAAGTATCTGACTAGAATATGGATTATATACTGTATCAAAACTTTCTGCAGTAGTTCCTAGGTTAGATAGTACTGGAGTTAAAGCTGCTAAATCTGTTAATCCTTGACCTAATTTTCTCCAATCAAAACTATTTCTAATACGGGGACTCCTTGTAGAACCTGCTTCTGGTACTTCAGTTGACACTGTAGAAGGAGTAGTATAGATTGTTTCCTGTCCAAGTCTAGAAGGCTATTCTGTACTTAAATCTAATGCATTATCTATTAGCGGTAGATCAGTAGTAGTTACATTAGTTCTAGTAGATCTAGTAGCAGGTACAGCAGTAGAGCTTGAAACGGTTCTTTTACGAGTAGGAGATGCTGAATAGCTTGTAGGTATTCTCTCTGTTCCTAGTCTATCTATAGTCTCATTACTAAGATCTAATTCGTTATTGACAGTATCTACCATCTTTGCTCTAGGTCTTCTAGCTATTCTATTGGCTGCAATGGCTGATGCTGAAGCATCTACATTTGGTAGATTGATTGGTAATCCTTCTGTCTAATATAAAGAAGTCAATATATTATCTGGATTCATATTTGCGTTGAAACCAGAGTATTTGTCACCTAATGGTACAGCGCTATTTCTATCTGTTACTTTATATTTTCTTCCTTTATAATCAAATGTATCACCTATCTGATAATCATATTCTTTTCCAGAATTATCTCTATATCTGAATCCTCGTTTGGTACCACCATCCTTAAACTTATCTATAGATTTATTTTTAGAACTCTTTATAGATTCTTGTAGATTAAATAATTGATCATGAATCATTTGATCATTCATCTAATTCAATTTGGCTGAATTCTCAGCATATTTGTCTTTGCCTTTACTTTTCTTTTTAGACATCATTCTTTTACCCATTTGTGCAAATGTTTCTTTACTTCCGGGTACTTTCAAAGTATCACTTAATATTCTACTGCCTTCCGGAATATTTACTAAATTACTATCTGTAGGTTTACCTTCTTCTGGTACTTCTAATATATTACCATCTGGAGTATTAATAAGTTCACCATCATCTACATAAGCCAGACTAGAAGTAGTACCTCCATATGCCATAGTATCTACATACTGATCATATGTTTCATTCCAATCGGCATTCAATAATGCACTATTTTGCAATGCAAACCTATTACCCAATACTCTTTCTTTTTCTCTTCTGTACTTTTCTCTAAGACCTTTGTTCTGTACAGCTCCTTTAAAACCAGTACCCAGTGTAAGAGTAGGATCTTCATAGAATCCGTTTACTTGTACTTTACCACTTTTACCTATGGAACCAACTACAGCTCCGCCTATTCCACCAACAACGGCTCCAACAGGTCCTAACGCTTCTCCCATTTTAGCTCCAGTAGCTGCTCCCTTAAATACACTCTATACAGATTCTTTAGCAGCTTCTCCACCAGTAGACGCATTAGAATTACCCCCTACTAGAGTTAACATATCACCTGCTCCACCTATCATTCCGCCTGCTACTCCCATTATATTAGGACTTGTACTAGGATTATATGGTTGTGTCTGTATAGGATTTCCAGATAATTTCTATGGAACTTGAGCAGACATTGCAGGACTAATAGGTTGCAAAGGATTGCTAGTTATATTCTAGTATCTTGACTTTATATAATCACTATTAAAATTATACCCGCCCGTTTGGTATTTATTTATCTTATTCTTTTTTTTCATTATACTAATGAGTATCTATATGTTGTATTAATATTAGGGAGAGTAAAGTTGTGTTGTTCTCCACAATTCAAAGTAAGATCACATATTAAGTACTTACCTCTTAATCTGCCAGGATATGATAACGTATCATCGCTATTCTATTCTCTACCTATAGCAAATCTATATGTATTTTCTCTATGATCTATAGCATAACCTCCATCTACATAATCCTAAGTAATAGTACCTACTTGATCTGTAGTTCTAAATGTAGCATCAGTAAGCATTCTCTTTATGTCTCTAAACTAACCACTAAAGAATACATTGTCAAATGTCTTAGTATATAGTATATCTTTATTAATAATATACTGTATCTTACACTCCATTACATTTAACGCACGATTTTCAGTTTGCATCACATTATTGTCTTTGATGTATAACAATTTGTCAGAGAACTTCAAATGATTAGTAGGATTTTCAGTATAAAATGAAGTAAAACTCTATGTATATTCATTGTATACTAATGTCCTATTATTGAAACAAAACCTTACCTCATTGAATTCATTATCATAGAATGAATCATGTACTACAAAGTTTGGATTAGCATTCAGATAAGTCTGTACTCCTTTCTCTTTAGATAACTTATGTATAGTATCAGAGAATTGACATAATTCATTTTTATCTCTATCATGCCAGTATAATGCAAAATCAGAGTTAGTTATACTATTATCATTTATAACAGATGAACCATTTCCTGTAGTAATATAGTCATATCTAGTTAATATACCACCAGTACCTAGAGTAAGTTCACTAATATTGTTATCAGTAATAAGAGATCTATCATTTACAGATGCTATTCCAAATGCACTATCTTGCCAAAAGAATAATTTATCATTAAATGATTTAAGATTTGTTATTTTACCATACTGATTGTCTACATCTAGATAATCTGCAAACTTAAACTGTAACCAACTATCTGTTACTTCATTGTTAATCTTGGCTTGTGAATATACTATTCTATTTATATTATTAGCATTAGTTATTGCGTAAGCAGATTCAGTAACATATTTCTTTGCATCTCCTTGAACAGAATATGCATCATTATATGCATAATATGGTTTGGTTTGCTTATTATAATTACCCAGTGTACCTCCATCTATAGTAGTACCTAAATATGGATTAGTATAATCATCCATACCTTCACAGCTGCGACTAGTAGTTTCACCATATTGTAGTGCAAGATTAATACTACTTTCTACTGGTATATAGTCTGTGCAACTTATCAACGATGCTCTATAATCTCCATTACCCGGATCTGGGAATGCGTTGGCAGTCCTATGATCATGAACGCCAATAAAAGTATCGCCACCATATACTAAAGATTGACCACCACTAGGTCCTATTGTAGTAAATGAATTAGTACTGATATATGTAGAGTTAGTTCTAGCTATGTAACTATTACCACCATATGGTATGTTACTAAGTTTTATATTTACTACTGGTAATTCAAACCATGCCTTATTCAAGAATATATCCTAAGAACCTATTACACTTGTTATATTGTAATTAGCTTGTATTACACCATCTACCCTATGAAACTTAGGTATCTTGGTAAAATCTCCATTTAATACTGCACAATAACCAAACGGACCTGCTCTGCGTGCTCCGTTGTTATCTCCATCACTATTGTGGATATGACCTAAGTTCAAATAGTTGATATCACCAATAGTTCTATAGTACTGCATCTTCTCTGCCATGATATTTCCTCCTGCCATAATTGGTGGAAATATTGAGTTATTATTAATATCAACAGTTAATCTACTTTCAGATATTGCAGTATTATGTAGTATGTATCTTTTACCTATCAAGTTAGATATAGAGTGTACTGTTTGTTCTGTAGCAAATTCTTCAGATGCTATTACAAAACCATTCACATCACTATTATAACAACCTATGAGTTTTGATTCTGTTACTCTATCTGATGAGAATCCCCAGTTTGTATTATTAGGAGTTATAAAATATTTATTTGAATATATATTTGCTCCATTAGCTGCTCTGTACCAATATCCTTTACTTGCTATTGGGTGTAAGTAATATAATAATTCAGCATGAGCATTCTTAAGTTTGCCAACCAAACTTTCACCAGTTATATCCAATTCAGGACTTATGAATGTGACATAATACTTTGTTACTCTATCATTAAAGAATGTAGAAGATTGCTCAGCATATATTTCTGTCATTCTACCAGCTTTAGTATACTTAACTGGTATATCCTGATCTGTATATCCAAGTGGTATCCTAGGTCTATAACTATTATCTGGCTCATCACCTTTGTTTATATACTTATATGGATAGTTAGTTATCTCTGATATAACTCCTTGCATTAATACAGTTCTATCATCAACTGTACGTCTACATCTTACTATTTCATACGCTACAGCTCCTTCTGGTACATTAGATACTTCAAATTGTAATCCTAATGCTTTACCAATAAGATTTTCTCCTGCAAAGAAGGTTGGGTACTCATGAGCGTTAGGCATTCTAATATCTCCAATCCAACTAACATTAGATGGAATACTCTTATTGTTATAGAATACAATACCAAATCTATATATTTCATCTCTCTAATATCCTCTGAAATTAGCATCAATATATGGATCCGCATAATTCATCTATCTAGAATACTCTGGAATACTACGATTTATTGATGTATCCTTCAGTCCATCTAATAAATAGAATGTCATAGAAGATGTAGTCTGAGGGAGTACTTGAATCTTAGCATAGTCATGACCTTCTGTTGCAGATGTATTCATAGACTACATGGTATCCATAGTAAGCTCAGTATAAACAAATCTATAGTTTACATTTATACCACTACCACCTAGTATTCTAGCACCTCTTTCAACCTTATTACTATACTGTAGATTATCATTAGCAGTTGGCTGCCCCTTCACAGAGTTATATGGATTGATACAATCGTGTTCAGGATCTATATCTGATAATATATTCTTCCATGCTGCAGAACCATACTCTGGTAACATTACATCAATATCATTCTGACCACTAGCTGATTTGAGTATTAATCTACCTTCTTTAGTACATCTATAAGCTCTAGCATCATAGTCAGTTCTCCAAGTATTTTCTTTAATACCAGCAGCAAATAATCTATTATCCTTCTTTTCAATAGTAGAAGCTACAAACGAATTATTTGTTAAAGAATTCAATTCTTCTAAAGTAATAGTATTAATAGGCGCTCCACCTAAATCCTCATATTCAATACTAGTTGAACTACCAGATGATTTGATCTCAGCTATAACATCTACTGTAGGTAGTTCAGTATTATCATTATAGAATATTCTAAATATTCTACAGTTATTATAGAAGCTATTATAGTTTATACCAGTAGTTTTATCTACTAGATCAATAGACGTCTTAACTGATTTGCCAGTAGATACTTCTTTATCTAAACCGTGATATTCATTCAAACTACTAGAGGTATTACTATCTGTTAGATGTACTAATCCACTACAAGGAGACATAATAGTATTTGATCCTCTGACATTAAATAACTGATAGGCATACTGTACAGTACCAGACTATAGATTACCAGAACCTAAATCTACTATTTTAGGAGGGCTAAGTAAAGAGCTAGGGGTTAAGTCAAGGATACTAAGATCCTTAATATTGCCTTCACTATCTAACAGATCATTTGTAACACCTGGTTCATATACATATTTATTATCCATGATATTTAATACTCTAATAGGAGTATTACCATCTGTTATGTATATCTTAATGTTATTCTCAGCCTCATAGTTAGCTACTATTTTAACTCTATTAGTTTTACTGTATTGTAGTTTACCCTTTATTACTACAGTATGTTTTAATGGTAAGTTATTATAATCAGATACTCTATATACCCTATTTATGTTTTTACTATCTACAGTAAGAATAACAGCATACTTATCTACAGTAACAGCATATAGTACTACTTCATCTTCTGATATAAAGTCACCGCCATCTACAGTATGAATGTTTTGAATATTCTATAATACTCCACTAGTACCTTCAGTATCAGTAATGATTCTGATGTTCTCAGCATATCTATACTGATTCTCAGGTATTGCATGAATATCAATATCCATATTCATACCACCTACGAAACTGTTAGTTTGTAAAGTATTTGTCATAATCTATTCTAATTATATATTATTTGTTCATCTCCAGTAGTAGCAAAGAACGTATCATGATCATCAAACTCTGTATATAACTTATGCCAATCATTCTTGATAGATTCTATTTCATCTACACCCGGCATCATAGCTTCTGCGTAAGCCTGTCTACGATAGAAGTTCCATGAGTTCTTCATATCATAATATATGTTTTGATTCAGTTGTCCTTTTAGGTACTTAGGATAAGATAACTTCATGGCTACATACCAAAATATGGCTTCGAAATAAGAAGGATTATCTGGTATCATAGGCATACTATCTTCATCAGTAATGATAGCATGATAAGATATCTTAACCCAACCACAAGGAACATTAACTGTAATATACCCAGGTTTAGTAGAGTATTGTAATGATCCGTTTAATGATGCTGGATTACCTACTATAAGTCTACCATTTACACTAGGTATAGTATATTGATTTACTAAAGCACTTAATGTCTTTTTAACGTTAGGATCAGAGTTAATGATATCTAATGCAGACCTATCATCTATAAGGTTGTATAAATTCTTTACCAAAGGTATAAGAGCGTTATCTCCAATTATCATATTAGGATCGCATTTATCACATTTGGTATAAACACCAAAAGAGTTGGTAACCTTTCTCATGGGTAACCAACCACAACTATTCTCAAATGAAAATGCTACCTAATTTAATCTGTATAGATCACATGGCAACTTTGCCTAGTAACCTATTACAGGAATATTTTCTACTTTATGTTCTAGTTGCTATATAGCACCTATCTTTTCCATAGCCTCACCAATCCACTCTCGTACATCTGTAATTTTGATTTCATCTTCTTTGAGATCAAGATCAGCTATGACCTTTGCTATTACAGCCTTTGAACTAACTAATTTATTGTCTATCATAGCTGTTATTTAATTGTAATATAATCATGTTCTCTATTCTTTATTATCTAAGCTAATCTACGTTTATTAGCTCTAGAGGCTACAAACTAATATTTAGTTTTATTAGTTAACAGTGAATCCTTTTTGCTCCAGTAATATCTAAATTTATAGTAGTCACTATGTTCGTTGATAAAGTATACTGCTTTACCTTGTATAGCACTTTCATGATAATCAATCCTTAGACTCTTATTATCAAAGTTCTTAGGTCTACGTTTCACTATACTTAGATTACCCAATCTGCATGGTAGTTTAAATTCTCTACTATGTTCAATAACCTAGTCTGCTATAAATTTAAAATAGTCTTCTATTATTTGTCTGTACACTTTATAATCAATATCATATACAGTATCTCTTTCGATATTAGATAAGTAGAACTAATAGAAGTCACTTATTGTGTAAGATTTTCTGTGTGTCATTTCTGCTGTTTATAAATGTTCTACATATCATCTCTAGAATTATTAGTCTCATCAGTAGGCATCTTTGGCATTATATTTAACTCCTTACTAAAGATTAAATCTTTAATAGTTGGTATCATGTGAGCTGGTGCTGGATAAGGCATATCTGGATCAAAGCATTCATTTGCATCAGCTGGGTTCTCTAATATAACATCTGCCTCAATGTATTCTAACTGATGGTTACCACCATCTACATATATTCTATTACCTTTCAGGTATGCTATGTAGTCTTTGCATGTATATTTTCTATACTTTTGATATTTGTTTTTTGTTTCACTTCCTAACTAGATCAAATTGCCGAACATATCTTTTACAGATACTAATCCAGTTCTAAAGTGAAAGTCTATAAGCTTTGGTAATTCAATATTACTTACATATTCGATATGACCGGGAGTGCACTCAACACGGTCTAAATGAATACAAGGCAGAGTCTATACATACATAGGATTGATATCTCTTCCTTTATCAATATCCTATTTAATTAGCATAGCTCTGTAGTTATGAATCCATTGCTCGATTTGTATTCTACTTATATGTTCTGATTCGGCAATAGAACTGTTGCGCAATTCAAGTAGAATATCATCAATAATAGTATTCAATGTGTTTAATTTCATAATGCATTATTTATTAAATATAATAATAACGTATTTTAAGGCGTTTCTAGCCACTTTACGTAGTAAGTAATACAATAGACCATATGAACTAATAGCGTTTGTTCTTGGGGCTATAAATGAAAAAAGGCTAGTATTAACTAGCCTCATTCATTGCTTTTTGCATATTCTATGGTAACATCTATTTCATCTAAGGTGGAACCATGTTACTCGCTTGCTTTATTAATCCTTTTAATTCTGCAACTTGTTCTTGTAATTCTTTTATTCTAGGATCTTCTTGTTTCAAGTTTTCCTCCTAATAATCCAACTACTTGAGTATTGCGTCGCACTTATTCATTTCTTCTTCATACTTAGCTAAAGCCTCCTTCTTTGCTTTGTATTCATTATAATTATTCTTTACCATTGTTATTATCTGTTGTTTATCTGTTGCTATAGTTAAGCCTACAGCTCCATCCGTTACAATAGATTTATTCTCTTCTACAGATAATTTCTTCTATTCACCGTCACACCCTATTGTTATATCAACTAGTTTCTTTCTATTCTAATTCGGTAGAGGAAACTATTGAGGAGGAAGGAGTTCATCATAAACCTTGGATACATTCATTACAGTACCTTTATAATAAGTAGTACTTTTCTTAAACGTTCCAGTTATTTCTAATACATGTATAGGATCTCCTATATTTAATTGTGCAAATGTTATCATAATAAGTATTTGTTAAAGGGCTCTAATAAGAGCCCTTTTTGATTAAAAAATTACGCAGCAGCAGTAGGTGGTATAATATGATTTACAGTCTAGAAAGTACCATTTGATTTATTATAGTAAATAAGATATCTATTACCTGTTGATATTTCTTCTGTAACCATTTGATCACCTGAGCCATTTATAAGAGCTCTAGCTCCTGTAGAAGTAGTAGTTGTAGGACTTACTTGATTAGCTGTTCTAGTAGTATCTATACTTACTAAAGAAGCTGCAGTTACTGTTGTAGCAGGAGTATTTACTATATTAAGTAAAAACATTCCCTCACAAGGAAGTTGTCTCCAGATTCTAGGACAGATACCATAAGTAACAGTATTATTGGTAGTATCAGTGGTAACATATATTGTTCTCAATGAAGGTATACCAAAGTTATCTATAGTTCTTACTCTACTTCTATTAAATGTATAAGGATTAAAATTAAAAAACATAATTACCTCCTTTCTTAGCATCCACAGCCACATCCATCAGAGTAACCATTGTAACCATAGCCTGTAAAGCCACCATTACATCCATATGGGTTACAAGTCAGATATGCAGGAACCGGAGTAGGTCTTAACTGATTAACAATGTTAGCAGTTTGAGCTTGCTGAGAAGCAGCCAAAGCTAACTGATTGTTTTCTTGACGTAATGAGTCAATCTTGTTCTGCATTTCACGCATTTCAAGTTGACAGAATTTGTCATTAATTATTTGAGTCTAAGCGTCTATTTTAGCACCCAAGATGTTGAACTGAGTATTAGCGTTGCTTGTCAGAGTATTAGTCTGATTTACAATAGCTAATTGGCTCTCATAACCCTGAGTAGTTATAGCGTTACGTACATCACAGCAGCAAGAAGCCAATTGTGATGCAAGGCTAGCGTTACCACTCTGGATAGCATTTATTACCTGAGCACCAGAAAGTTTAGTGTCACAAGCGATCTGACTTACACTAGTATTAATAGTGTTTAATGCAGACTGTACTGAGTTGATATCGCAATTCAAAGTATTAGATAATGTGCTGATAGCTTCTTTGTTACCATTGATTGCCTGCATCAATAGATTGGTGTTAGCATCTGTGTTCAGTTGAGAAGCCAATTGTGAAGCTTCACCGCATCTGTTTCCAAAGCCGTTTCCACCCCAACCGCCCCATACAAAGAACAGTAAGATGATCCAAATCCACCAACAACCATTGCCACCCATACCATTGTTATTCATCATAGCCATGAGAGCTGCAGGGTCCATATTACCTTTGTTTGCATTCTGCATTAAAGCAGCTAGACCAGCGTCAAAACCGCGATCTTGAACGATAATTTTATCTTCTAACATAATTGATTTTATTTAGGATTGATTTAATTTGATTAATATCTAATGTAGCGCACAGAACGACCACGTTTGGATTCTTCTTCCATAGGAAAAAATTTCTCTCTTTCCCTTTCAAAGTCTCTTTCATCGTATTCTCTGTCGTACTCTTTACGTCTACCATATGAAGATCTGCCCATTCTACGGTAGTTACCGTAACGTTCCTCTTCGTCGTCATCTTCATATTTGCTGTAATGTCTTTCGAAAAGATCTTCTTCAGCATTTCTAATCTTATCACACATTACATAAATATAGTAAAACCACATTTTACCTTCATCTATGTCTTTGTCGTGCATCCATGCTTTAGCTAATTCTACGAAATACTTCGTGTTATTAGAGCCTGTCATGCTAACAACTACACGGTAGTAATCTGAGTATACCATATTCAATGCTACATACCAGTCGTATTTGTTTATCTTTTCATCTAAACGAATACCATACTGATTAGCTAATGCTGTAGTTTCCTCAAGTGACCAATGCTGACCTCTTGTTCCGTCTTCATTCTCCATCTTGCTTACAGCTTTGCGAGCATGCTCATCATTGAAGTGAGGACCGTGTTCAGCTTCATAAGCTTTTATACGGATTATTCTATGCATATTATTATTGATTAATATATTAATAGATTGATTTATTTTTATTTAGTAACTTCTACGATTCTAGTATCAGTTACCTTTATAAGTTTGTTGCTATTATGTATTTGATACTTTCTGACACGATCTTTCTTCCAATCAAAGTGCAAGAATCTCTAGAAGCCATTTTTATACTAATTACGATATTCCTTTTTTTCTTCTACAAATAGTATCTGGGAATTTCTTAGATCTAGTATGGCTGTTAAGATTGAGTCTTTTCTATTTACTGTGATAGTAGTTAATTCATTTAGCTTTAGTTTTTCACTAAAGTCAACATTCTTAGTTTTTATTTCAACTGATGCTGAGTCTTTCATTTCTGTATTGATTACTTGTACCTACTAGAGATTCTTATCTTTGATTTTAAGTTCTTTCTAAACCTTCTTTACTTCAGTAATTAAACTATCTTTACTATTATTCAAATCACCTATAGTAAGTTGTAAAGTTCTATTATCTTCTTTTAGTTTGCTATTTAATTCCTGATAATACTTGTAATTGTTTGTTACTTGACCTAGACTTTTATCTAGTGTCTTTATTTTCTATCTCTAAAAAAAACAAAAGGCAGTCAAACCAATTATGATAGTGACTGCCAATTTGTTGAAAAAGCTTTTTAATAACATGTTATTCTGTTTTGAATTCTGGTAATATGTACTAGATCGAAAGTGCACTTGACCTAGACATTTTTTCGATAAGTTGAGGATCTACGTTATCATCAAAAGTATGTATGTAACCTATTACTATAGATCCAATCCAATTATTCTTTTCATCACTTAATCTTCTGATAGCAACGGAGTGACAACCATTACCTGTCATGATTGACTTAATCTTGTTATCCAGAAAATCTGATGAATCTATATCGTTTATAAATGTATATTCAGTACTTGCTAAATCAGATACGAATTTAGATATTGTCTCAATCTTAATATTAGACAAGCTATCTCGTACTGAAGATACTCCATATTGTTTTACTTCTAGTGTAGCAGATATGTACATCTCTCTATATAGAGGATGTGGTTGGATAAGATATACCCTGTCAGCTTTTAAGAAGTATAGGAGTTCCCATAGTTCTCCATAAATAGTAGCTATATTTCCAGCATTCTTAACATTGTTAACATGCTCTTGCTTTTTCCATTTTTCAATCTTATAGTCAGTTATCTTATTCTTTGTGTACTGATTATAAGTGAACCATAAAGCCAAAATTGAAGCTACTCCTGTAAGTATTTGTGGCAAGAATTCTAAAAACATTTGATAATAGTTTAAAAGTAAAAACCCCGGCTGAACTTGATCTGCTAGGGCTGATAAACGTATATAAGTATGTTATGTTTTACTTGGTCTATGGATGTTAACGTATTCTAATAGCTCTTTATATTTCAACATTTTACTGAATAAATTCCTTCCATTACAATGTTTAATCCAACCTATATAACTACATATTTTTTGTTTATAATCATCCTTATCAATATCTTTTTTATTTAGTTTTGTTATCTTTCTGCAGAAGCTTTGTTTGATTCTCTTTCTAAGAAGTATATGTGTATGAAACAATCTGTAACCTACAAAATCTATTCCTCTAGAATCTACTTTAAATATCTGCCAATTATCTTTGAACCTTAGATTAAGTTGATTCTCTAGATAACTTTTAATATCTTCATACAGATATCTAAGATACTTCTTATCACTGTGTAATATTACAATATCATCTGCATATCTGAAATAGTGTTTTATCTTATGAACTTCTTTAATATAATGATCTAGATAAGTTAAATACAGATTAGCAAAGAATTGTGATAAGTAATTACCGATAGGAACTCCTTGCGCAGAATCTATTATACCATCTAACAAGTTCAATAGCTTAGTATCTTTTATCTTCCTTCTTATTACTTGTTTAAGTATATCATTGTCTATTGAAGGATAGAACTTTCTAATATCTAACTTTAGACAATATTGAGTTCCCTATATGTCTTTCAAAGATTCTTTAACATCTTTCATTGCTTTATGGATACCACGTTTCTTAATACAACTATATGTTCCTTTTACAAAGGTTGATACCCATATAGGTTCCATAATATTCATTATAGCATGATGTACTATTCTATCTGGATAATAAGGTAACTTAAAGATTTCTCTTTCTTTAGGTTCATATATCTTATAGACATAATACGGAGATGTTACATATGTACCTTCGATTAACATTTTCTATAACTCTAACAGAAGTTGTTCTTTATTCTTATCGAATTCGATAACTTCTGGTCTGTGAGTCTTATTTTTTCTAGCCTTCTTTTCAGCTAGATAAAGATTGTCTAAGCTAACAATCTATTCAAATAAATTATTATATCTTTTCATCTGAAATCCCATACCGAACTTTCGCTTACGCTACTAATACAGTGTCTTAAAATGTCGTTTTTTACCAAGAGGTAAGGTCTTCTCTGACAGTGCTTTTTAAATATTTTTTCTGTTTTGGGGATCAGTGTACTGACATTAGCATTGGAATTACTAAGCTCATTGTTAGAATTCACATTGAGTAACCTAGCATTACTGCTGTTAGTCGTGTTACTACCTAAATGCAAGAGAACAACCTAATTATTTTACAAAATTCTATATTTTTACGGTATATAGATTAACCGAGTACCGACATCAGCAGTGGAATAACCAAGCCCACCGCTAGAATACACAATGAGCAACCCAGCATTACCGCCGCTAGCCGCGCAACCACCCAAAAGGAAAGTTCTGTCTGACGTACTATTATTAGTATAATTATAATCACACCAATATGTTGTAGTATTTGCTCCAAATGTTTCAGTTTTAGATGGGAATAAATCGAATGCAGAGTTATATATCAACTGTTTCTTATATCCTTCCTTAATTGATGTCTGTCCTTGTAACGTGTAATCACCTATTGTAGTTGAACCAAATGTAGCAAGATTACTATTCATCATTACATCGTTACAATTATCAGTAGAATTAAAGTGTACTAATACATCTATTACATTCTTCCATACATGCCCGAATGGATTCTCAATACCTCTATAACTAGGTACATTATAATTGAATGTAGATGTAGTAGCACCTTCTGCATTAGTATTATTCCAAGTGAATGAAACTACACCTGTAGCATTTCCTAGTGAATCTGTAGTACCACATGGAACAATTGAGTATATATTAGAACCATTCTTAACTGGTTGACCTGCACCAGTTACACCTGCGCCAAGTCCGCCTTGTCTATATCCTTCTGAAGTTAATGTAGCATTGTAAGTTGCTTGACTATTAGTACATGCGTATTCTACTAAGTAAAGAATAGTAAGTATTCTATGTGCTTTATAAGTATACATATTCCATTTCTCACTACCATTTGCTCTAGCTCTAGATTGCATAGTAGTTCTGGGGATAGATACTGTAGGGGTAGAACCATTATTAACTGACATCAACTTATCATCTACTGTAGTAGCCTCATATGCTGAAATATAGAATTTAGTTACATGTTCCACGTCTGCTAGTTTAGGATCATTAACATACAAGTTAAGGAAAACGTCTGTATCATTCTTCATACACTTATACCAGAATTCAGGTATTTCTACCATAGTATTAAGCGTCATATCTCTGTCAGTTCCATCTTCATACTTAGTTCTATCAGATGCATTGATATATTTAACAGTACCATCAGAAGTAATAGTACATGTTTTCATTTTAGATTGAATAGGTAATGACTTATGCCAAGGCATATAACCTATTCTAGTCATAAGAGTATTCTGAGGTTCTAATGGAAAGCTAACTCCATAGTAATTAGAGAAGACATTGTTATCTCCCAAATTAATATCAGAAATAGTCTAAGCACCTAGATAAGCTGCTATTATGTCATTATTCTGTAATTTCATATTATTAGTAAATTAAATATAATGTTTTGGAATCTTTAACTGATAATGCTTCGTATTGTGCTTGAGTCATATAAACTACATTAGATACTACATCAGATGCAATGCAACTTGTTAGGTCTACAGTTTCAGATAATTTATCCCATTCTGCAGGACTAGCTGTAATACATACGTAGTTAGCTCCTGTATCATCCAAGTTATACACATCACCAACTGATGCTGTACTTGGTAATGAATCAAAATCAGCAACCGATCCTTTTACTCTGTATACTGATGCTACTTTTGCATCTACTTGATCTTTGGTATATGCATCTTGAATGCCATAACCAGATAAAGTAGTAGCCTTGGTAGCTTTCTTTTTAATCTCTTCCTGTAACATAGCTACCACTTCAGTGTCTCCACTAATAGGTTTCCATGTAGCGCCATTCCATACTTTGATGACAGCTCCAGTTGGATCTTCTTTTAAATCAATCCAATAAGTACACTCCGATGGATTTGGAGCATACGTTTGGGCTAGAAATATTATTTTCTCTTTCATATGAAAAAATTATTTAATTTTATATGTTTATAATGTAAACTATAGCTTATCTGGATAACCTGTCTTATAGTTATAAGACTCTATTTCCTCTTTTGTTTGTAATTTATAGATTGCCGAAATGTGTTGTTGGGTAGTATTATAGCAATTAAGTGCATATAACTCTAATGAATTTAGCATAGATATAGCATCTGTTATAGGTATAGTATATTTTATTGTATCAAACCATAAAACTGTATCTAGTTTACCAGTATGTTTCTCAATATTAATTGAGTTAACAAGCCCTACTCGGTCTTCTTTATCTAACCACATTTTTTTTCCTGAAAGATAAAATGAATTTACCGCATCTGATTTATCATAAGCATTAATGTCAGCTATTTTCATTTCTTTTAATTCATCAATAGTATACTGATAATCGACCAATATGGGATATCCAACTTCGTTTTCTTTTATTTCTTTTCCTGATGACTACCCGACTAATAGTTTCTGCCAATATTCTTCGGTTATTTCAACCGAACCTTCTTGAAATTCATCATAGAATCCCTATTTCCAATATTTCATAATAGTTAATTTTTTATTTCCATCTACCAACGGCTACCCAATAAAAATCATTGATTCCCGCGCCAGTACCATTCGAATCTCCCACTGTGTATCTACTTCTTATTGTAAAATAACTATTTTGTACAAGTGTAACTAAGCCTATAACAATGTTCATGCCCTACCCTGGTTCACGATAAGTAATAATAGGACAATAAGTAGCATTATAAAAAGCTATAGGTGTATAAATAGTATTAGTACCAGTAGAACTTGCTGTTTTATACCCCCATTGCATTAATAAACCATTGTCAAACTTTATGTAACCATTCTAACCTGCCTAATATCCTACTATCTCAGCCTTCTTTACTAACTATTCATATATTACTTTGTTCTGAACTGCATTTGTACTAGTAGAAGATAGAGCAGTATCAATAACTGGTTTATTACTTAGATCATTATATGATCCAGATGTGGCTACATCAGCAAGAGATGGAGTACCAGATATTTCTGAATATGAATAGGAAGGTTTACTTGAACCGATCCATGATGGCTTACTTGTGATTTCCGACCATGTATACGTTGGTTTGCTACTACCAATCCATGATGGTTTTCCAGTAATACCAGACCACGTTGTAGTACCAGCTGGACCCTAATCACCTTTTTCTCCTTTCTCGCCTGTATCACCTTTTGGTCCAGCAATAGTAGGAATATTCAAAGTAACAGCAGATGAGCCATCATAAGTACCAGTAACTGCTCCTGTAAACTTAATAGCATTAGGATTCTTTAACGATACTGGAATATCAGACATTACTGCAAATGTACCTGCCTTAGATGCGATTCTACCACTAGTCTAGAATTGGTAATCTACCCATCCATCATCAATAGCTGCTGTATCTGACGGTGTATCTTTAGTACCCAATGATAATACAGCCGGACCAAATGATCCATTTACATTTCGTATACCTAATGCAACTGCACTTATCCAACCATTACCTGATTTACCGACATAGACTATTTTCTTTCTAGATACCGGTGTAGTACTAGCATCTACAGTTTGGTTAGTTGATGATGCTATTTCATCTAATCTATAAGTTGGTTTAGCAGTTTCTATCCATGTTGGCTTACCTGTTACATTTGCCCACGCTACTGAATCAGCTGTGCCACCTCCATTAGCAGATAACACTCCATTACTAATTGATAATCCTGCTCCTACTTTGATTCCACCTAAAGTAGTACTAGATGCGGTTGGTAATGTGTATGCAGAAGGAATGTTTAATGCTGATTTAAAGTTAGCAAAGGATACTCTTCTTAAACTATTATCTGTGGTGTTTCTTATAAACACAGAACCAATAGATGTTTCTTCATCTCCTAGTGAAGTTACAAAAGTCTTAGCATATATTGTTCCACTACCATCTCTTTGCACTACAGTACTTGCTACAGCTTCTACCTGTTTAGCTATATGCCCACCATCTCCAGTAAGCAAATATACTGCGCTAGATCCTTCTTTCTTATATCCACTAGTTAGTATCTGTTTGTTAGCGTCTCTAACTGGAATCTTGTTTGCTACATTGGTTTCACTTACATTATTATAGTCAACTATTCTAGTCCAAGATAAATCATTATCCCAACCAGTTCTATAATACATACCTGTTTTAGTAGGATCTGCGTAGGCTCCATTGGAAGAATGATGAGAATAATACAATTCTAACCTAGCTGATTCGGCTGGTAAAGATACAACAGCTCCGTAATCATATGGTCCACTTAAACCAGTAGGAAGAGTTGCGTTATATTGCATTATTCCTATTTTACCTTTTAATGGATCTTTATCACTGGAAGAACTATTAACATTCCCTCTATATCTTAAATAAGCAGTATCATGTTGACCATCCAATGTATCTGCATTTAGTCCTGTACCTGATATTTGTGTTTTAAAGCTAGATAAAGTTCTTCGTCTTAACCAACCATCTCCATTGTCTACCCAGATAGCAGATATAGTTCCATCGTCATTTACTCTTTGTGTAGTCTAATAACTGATATTTATTATACTACCGTTACCATCTCTTTTTACAAGCGAATCTCCAGTAGCAGAAACATTCGTATCAGAAGTTTCAACCATAGTTCTTTTAAGAGTACTATAATCAGCATTAGTCATGTCCGCAGCAGCTTTGGGAGATATTGTTTGACCGCTATCTGTATAATCTGAAGTCCTTAACACTGGTAAAACATTTTTTGTAGTATAAAAATAGTATCTTGCTCCACCTCTAACATATATTGCCTCTGATCCACTGTTCTCCATCTGAGTTACTCTACCTATAGGTAGAATAGATTTATCTTGTGTCCAATTGAACTAATGAGAAAGTATTCTTCTATGCACCTTATTATTTATTCCATAAGCGAAAGCATACACTTCTTCTACAAAATGAACTGAGAATCCTTGTTCATGCGTTGCCCAACTTGGCTTTCTAGATACTCCTAATGTGGTATGCACTTCTATTCTATTATTGTACTTACTATCCATACGTATAGTAACAGGATAATAAGTATTTTCATCTAGAGTTCCAGTGTCTATAACCGTTTCTCTAAGTACATACAAATTGTTTAGATTTCCTACTTCATAATCTTTATATAAGAACTTATTTGCATTACCAGTACTATTAAGTATAAAGTTACCATCAGAATTAACTTGCATCCACCATTCCATATTATTGTTGAAATTAATGGAACCTTTATTAATTATCAGATTACCTGAACCATCCCTCTATACTAATGAATCAGCAACTGGAGTTACAGATCTAGTAGGCAATGCTGACCATGCCGCATTCTTTCTAACGTATTCTTTACTATCAGATGGAGCATCATCAATTCCTCCTCCACTACCACCTGTAATAACAATGTTACCAGCTCCTAGTAATGAACTACCATTAACAGTTTTTATAGTTTCACCACTAACTAGTCTTTCTTGTTTTGCAGCGTCTAATGCAAATATTTGTCCTGCTAATCTATTCTCTACATCTGTAGCTCTAATTTCTTCAGCTTCTATATCTGATTGTAGTTGTGTAACTGTATCAGTTATATCAGATGCTTTAGTATCTGTATATGCTTTAGCTGCACTAAGAGTTGCAGTATCTGCTGCTTTGTAATCAGTATCTAGTTTGTTAATAGCTGCTGCTACACCAGATAATTTGATGCCATTAGCTCCTACAGTTAAGTAAGAATCAGAAGTACTATCAATAGTAATGCTAAACTTATTATTCGCTAGACTTAAACCATTACCGGCAGTATATGTATCTACTAGATCGCTAATATCTACAGGTACAGTTTGTTCCCCGTCCTCAGTTACAAATATAAAAATAAGGCTCTTCTTCTGTGGATCATAATAAGCTTGCTTTAAGAATCTATCTTTAGGTATGCTTATCTCACCAGCATTAGTAGAGTCTACCATCAATGTATAATGTAACTCATTATCAGGATCCTATACTAAGTTAACAGTAGAAACTTTACTTGATTGTAGATTGCTAATTAAAGTATCTTGTGCATCATTACGATCCGCTTCTACTACTATAGCATCTGCATTTGTTTTCTCAGCTGCTTTAGCTCTAGTAATCTCATTATCTAATTTAGTATTAGTTGCAGTATCAGCAGCCTTATAAGCTGTATCCATTGCATTAATAAGATTCCTATTATTATCTTCAGCCTGAGTAGCTCTAGCAGTTTCATCAGCTATAGCTTGTGCATTAGCATTTATAGCATCAGTTAAAGAACCACCCTGTTCAGATACTTTAGCATCTACAGCCCATATTTCACCTTGTAACTGTTCTTCTGCTTCAATAGCTCTGTTCTGTTCTTCTACCATTCCTGAAGCAAGAGCTGTTTCAATTTCTATAGCACGCTTTGCCTCATCTTCTATCGCTTTAGTATTAGCCTTTTCTGCAGCTTCTGCACGTGCAATTTCATTTATGATACGATTGAAATTATCCCTTTCTGCAATAAGAGCTCTATCTTTTTCTGCATCAATATTCTTAGACAGTTGTTCCTCTGCAGCCAATGCTCTATTCTTCTCAGTAATCTCTGCTTGTGTTGCACGATTTACTTCTTGTTGCAGTTCTAATTTAGTAGCATAAGTATCAGCAGCTTCTACCTTAGTAAGATATGGAGATAAGTCTATATCTGCTTTATATTCTCCAAGCAGCTCCCATTCTCCATCTACATAGATATACTCTTTATAGAGATTACCATGAGTACCTTCACTATCAACTACTAGATATATCTTAGTAGTATCAATATCTTCTGTGGGCAGTTCTGATACTATCTTATATAAAGTTAGATCCAGTACACATGATACTACATTATCAGTAATATCTATGCCTGAACCAGCAATAAGTTTATCCTACTTAGTTAGTTTTAATGTCTCTATATCCTAACTTATTATGGCAATCCTACCGTCAAATTGACGTATCTCTTCATTCAGATGCTCATCAAAGTTCTTTAATTGTTGTTCTACCCATTTCTTTATTCTGTTTTCAAATTCAGGTAGAGTTCCTTGAAGTACTTTTATAGTCTCCCAATATCCTTCTGCATTCCATACCTTTATACTACCACCAAGTGGATCAGTATTAAGGTCAACCCAGTACATTACTTCATCAGGATTGGGCTATATATCACTTGCTCTAAAATTAACAAATCTTACCATCTTTATTTACCAAGCTTTAATATTTGTTTTCTAAGTCTTCCTTCTCTATATGATACATGTATCCATGAGTAGTCATTCTCATTAATAAGTTGATCAAACTCAAAGTTATCTCTGATTAACTCAAATAACTTCTTATTCTCTTCTTTGCTACCTGCTGTTATATCAGCAGCTTCTCCTAATACATGTTGACTTGTCTTAGCTCCTTTAACTGCTTTATTTACTTCTGGACTGCGATAACCTGAATTAACTATAATAGGTTTACCATACAATTCTCTAAGTGGATCAAGTACCTTTTCTACTAGAGTAATTAGATTCTTCTCTGCCTACTCTGTAGGAGTATTATCTAATTTCTTAGCTGTAGCTGTAGCAGACTTTGTTAACTCTTTAATATTGAAGTATTTCATTTTATATCTTTTTAATTTGCGTATCTTGTAGTTCTTGGTTGAGCGTCATATACTACACTACCTAATAAATCTGCAGCTAAGTTCATTCCAAATTGCTTATCGTCGTTATCTATCTCATTTACTTTGGATAGAATATGGATCTACAACAAGTAGATCCATTCTAACAATTCTCTATCAGTATATTTAGCAAGCTGCTTGTTCATCTTTAATCTCCTCTGCACTAGTTTCGATTTCTTCAGTGTTCATGATCTTATCAAAAATAGGGTTCAAAGATTCTTGTATAACTGCTAAGAAGTTACCAGCAATGATGCCTTTAAGTACTTCTACATTTTCTTTAGTAACATCCATTTCACCATTATGATACAGTTCTCTAGATATTTCTAAACCTTCTTGACTTACTGCAGAATTATACAATAGATTTCCTAAATCTTTAGAAATATCAACTGTAGATTCTTCTCCCTCAATGTTCTTAATTGTAATGTTTCTAAAATCAATCAACATAATATTTAGTTTTAAAATTAATAATATTTATTAACGTTAAAAAGTGTTACATGTCTTACATGAATTACAAACTTTACAATCTATAATATTACACAGTGTTTCTAACTTCAACGGATTATCAGTATCAATCTATCTACCACAACCACAAATCATAGATTGTAGTATCTATCTGTCCTGTACGAAATCAGTTTGTGTTATTAGAAACTCTAATTCATTTATACATATAGCTGCTACCACAGACCTATTGTCTATGATAGCACTATATCTTAATTTATTATCTACTTTGTTTGTCATTTTTAGAATGATTTATTAACAGCATATGTATAACTTCCTATTGTAGTCTTCACAAAATCTCCAGAATTTTTTACTACTCTTAATTCATTAGTCTAACTACCCATGGCGTATAACTCATTCTTAAAATATATAAAGTCTATAGTAACATTACCCCCATTGTATAGTCGAATAGTATCACAACTTCCAAAACCGCCCGAATTAGGTAATACAAAACCTGGATCTAGTCTACTAGGTCCTTTGTGTATATCTACATTATAACTAGTTAAGTTTACTATATTTAGCTAAGCCTATACCATTTGATCTGCCTAATATTCATCCGGGTAAAATTCAGGATCTGGAGTTGCAAAAGAAGCTGTGTATAAGTCTATGGTATTATTGGTTACAGTTACATCGTCCCTCTATCTAACTATATACAAAGTTTTAAAAGAATAATCATTAGGTATAGTTAGAGAATGTGTGGTAGTAAATGAAGTAACTTTATGAATTACAGCATTAGTACTAAATCTTCCCTTTACTGTTGCTTTATTCATTGTTACTTCGCCAGTAATCCCATTTACCTAGAAATTTGGATTGAATTTATTAGGTAATAAAGTAACTATAACATTCTCACTTAAATAGGTACTTGCAAGATTTACTACCAACTATAAACCATACTTTAGAGTACCACTTTGTATAAAACTTTTAGGTAGAGCATAAACTCCATCGTAATCCATTCTTATAGATTCTCTTACTCCACCTTCTGTCATATAGTTATATAATAGATATATGTTGGAATTGTTAGAAACTCCTTTCACATTTATATTAAATTCTGGAAGATCTTTATGACTACTTTGAGTCCATATTAAATAATCCGTTGTGGCAGAAGATGATGTCTTACCAGTAATGGTTATAGTATCACTTGTTATAGTTCCATTGTAATTACTACTGCTACTTTTAAAATTATATGTCCATATAGATGTATCTGTAAATGAAAATGGTTTAACAGTACTATTAAAGTTCTGATAATCGGTCGAATCTTGCCCAAGTGCATCAGTACCTTGTTTACTAAACATGTACTCTTTATTGAACACGAAATCTCCAAGTGTACCATTATCTGCAATCAGTAACTTAGTATACACTGCTTCAAAGTCATCCATCAATATCCAAGTAGCATTTATTCCATTAGAATTCCAATCTTGTTCTGGAGTAACTCCTAGATTTTGACCATTCCATGTAGTAGTTTTATTCATTACATAGAATGCTTCACCTTGTAATACAAATGGTGCTTGAGTATCAGTAGCTTCGTATGTCTTATTATGGATATAAGTTCCTGCCGGATATACAAGTCTTCCTCTTAAACCATTAGTACCATTTACACCATCGTTACCTACCCATTTAACCCATTCATAATCAGTATAACGAGTACTTTCTACTGAACTAGTTTGATTATAAGCTAAACCGATATACTTAGTGTACATATTAGGTTTATCATATATCTGTGAATCAGATGTAGGCTGATCATCAGAGTACTTAATCCAAGTATATAGACTAACACCCGGTTCACCTGCAGCTCCATCTTCACCACTAATTCTAACAGGTTGATCCCATACTCCAATCAGTTCATCATTAGCAGCTATCTCAGCATGTGACATCCACAAGTATTCGTAGCTATTAACTACTGGTACAGTAGTAGTCCAACCTGCCGGATTTCTAACAGTAGTAGCAATACTAGGAGTATGACCTTTAGTCATAGACATAAATCTAAACTCTGTATGTTTACCATCTAAAGCTTCACCATTTTTACCATTTAACTGTATAACTTCAGACCATGTTTGTACTTCATCTTTAGGTCCATCTACCATACCAACACATTGCCACCATTGACCGTCTGAAGTAGTAGGATAATCTAACCATCCGTCTATGCCAGTAGTACCCGGTCTAGGATTCTTAAATGTTGGTTTAGCAGGTCTAGAATTAGATTTCTTATATACATAAGTACTCCAGTTAGGTACAGATCCAGATTCTCCGTCCTCACCATCTTTCAATACATATAGTGTCTCTTGGTCTACAAGTATACTGCTACTATTCCTTTGATCGTATAATGAGAATGTAATATAAGCTACTATACCACTAGTATCAATAGTATTATTAGCATAGTATCTCATTTCACTAGCATTATCAATCTTATAAGCAAAGTAATAACCATATGGAGTACTATCTACAGTAGTAGTAGAATCTCCTTCGAATAATCTTATACCACATGATACATTAGCCACAGACGGAGTACCATTCTTATTTACATGAATAGCACTTACAGATGGGGCTAACTGATATATCTTAGGAGTTTGACCATCAGCACCGGGTTTAACTTTAGTAATTGTCAAGGTTACGTCTCTTATGTAAGTATTACCTTGATATACTGCTTTAACAGATGCCGGTAGCCTTATTACTTCAGGAGCTGACTTATCAATAGCAGTTATAGTAATAGTACCTAATACAGACGACGTAGCTGTTACTCCCGCTACTTCACCCAATGTTGGGTTCTCATATAATGTAAGTTTAGTAGTTCCATAGTACATACTTACTGTAGATGTTACAGGTAATCCACTAACTACATTACCTTCAGAGTCACACGCTACAGCTATCATATCGTTATCAAAGTCTGTAACCAAACCTCCTACACCATCTACTCCGTCTTTACCGTCACTAATCTTATAGATAGTTTCTTTATCTACTAACTATCCACCATTAGTAAGCATAAAGATTATCTTCTTCTTAATTGAAGAAGTAGATATGTTTTGATCTATAGTATAGTTCTCAGCAAGTTCCTCGTCAATTACATACTTAAATGCATAACCATTTGGTAATTGAGATAACTCTACTGTGTTAGCACCCTGTGTTTTCTTAATACCGCAAGTAATAAATACTACATCGGATACACCTTTCTTATCTACATGAATAGCATCAACAGAAGGCATTAATGAATACAGAATAGCGTCTTCTCCATCAGCACCGGGTTTGATCTTATTAATAGTAAGATACGTAGTACGTTCCATCAACTCATTGTTATACACAGTACTAGCATCAATTGGTATACGTATCGTAGTATCTGTAGTATTAGCAATAGATGTAACAGTAATTATACCAGATTGTCTATCTGCAGTAGCTACAACTCCTTCTGGAGGACGTACAGTTAATGAACTTAGATTTAATTGTACAGTTCCATAGTACATACTTAAGGTTGCATTAAGTGGTAGACCACCTACTACGTTACCTAAACTATCTGTAGCTACTGACTGTATTTCATTATCTAAGTCTAATACAATACTACCTAAACCGTCAAGACCGTCTTTACCATACTTAGCCCACAATGATGGTCCAGTATATGCTCTCCATCTACCTCCTCTGAATTTTCTTTGACACACCCATTCATATGGATATTCTTTTGTTACTCCTATTGGATCATCTGACCAACCTCCCGGAATGTATTCTATACCTTCAAAGTCACCAGTTTCCTGATATGCATCTGAATTAGTATTGTTTGGAGTTGGATTATCTGGATCATTGTTAGTAGTAGTTCTATAGAATATATACTGTACACCATCTCCATCCTAACCATTAGCTCCCCATTTAGACCATAATGCAGGTTGACTGAATGGACCCCATTTACCATCTTTCTTACTTCTGGTACTAACCCATTCTCCTTGATAAGTAGTTGTTACTCCTCTAGGATTATCAGTCCACCCTAAGTCAGTAGGTACATAATCATCAACTTGTTCACTAGTTGGAGTATCAGGTCTATCTAAGTCGCCAGCAGTTGCTGTACGCTTATATATAAATTCATCTGCTTTTCCGTCTGCACCGGGTTTACCATCTGCACCAGATATCTTAATTGGAGTAGACCAATCCTCTACTATATCAGGATTAGAAGTAAATGTTCTATCTGACATCCATATTGGAGGAGTCAGTTTCTGATCATTACCTTGCCATCCTTCTGGATATACTACTTCATTAGTTTCAGAATCCCATGATCCACCTACTGGTTTCTCAGGTTCTTCTTCACTAGATTTATATGCAAACACAGTCTTATAAGATACTCCGGGTAATCCTTCTCCCGGTTCTCCTTGAGGACCTGATTCACCTGTAATTCTAATAGGACCTACCCATTTATCAACAAGATCACCATTTTCGTCAATTAACGCATTAATCATCCACATGAATTCACCTTTGATCAATGTTGGTGGTTCATCTGTCCATCCTTCTGGGAATCTCACAGTTCTATCCAATGGAGGTGGAATAGTCTCAGCAGCACTCTTAGCATACTTGAAGTCCATGTAGCTATTAGTCTTACCGTCTTCACCTGTACATTGTACTGGATCTGTCCAAGTAGCTACTGTGTCTGTACTACCATCTACTAAACCCATTGACATCCACCATCTACCAGTAGATCCCGGACCATCAAACCAACCGTCAATACCTGCTGCTCCCGGAGTAGGTATAAAGAAGTTTGGTTTACTTGGTTGTAGTTCTGATTGTTTGAATACCCACGTATTCCAATTTGGTTTAACTGATTCTCCCGGTTTACCGTCTGTACCATCTTTACCGGGCTCACCTTTCTCTCCCGGAGGTCCTTGTATACCTCTTTCTCCCTGTATACCTTTTTCTCCTTGTGGTCCTTTAAATAATATCCAAGTATAATCTACAGGATTTGAACTAGGAGTTTCTACAGCTTGGTTTTCAGCAATACCTATGTGTGTAGTATCAGCTTGCGGTTGCATAGTCATATTAAGACCACTAGCATTATTAGCGTATCTAATCCAAGTATAATTACTTACTGAACCACCACTACCTGATCCTTTTTCTGATAAGTCTACTAACTTCTGTCCTATTACAGCAATGAGTTTATCCTAAGTAGAATCATAGTATATCTGACCATTCTGATAATTGCCGCTAATATTACATTTAATATTCTTAGCGATGTCTAAACACTGCGGTAATACTAAAGTATTATTCAATACAATAGTACCATTAGATATACTACCTCCATCAAAGAACAATACGCAGTTTTCTGGTATCTGTATTGTTTGACCTTGTAGGTTATAATCATACTGTATTCTATAAATAGTACCAGCCCTATTTATATCTGACTGTTGAAGTAGATTGATATTATTAACAATACGTTTACGCAATAACTTTCTACCCAAACCACTAAATTGATTTGGTACATATTCTTTATCCGCAAACTTAAGGTTGAAGTCATAATCAACCATTATGTCTTCACCATCAGCAGATATTGCACTTACTGGTTGCCAATATGCCTTATTAGTAATACTAATGTTGACAGGTACTTCCTTTATAGATATAAAAGACTTATAATCATTATCATAGACTAAACAAAGTCTATCATACTATTTAGAAGAATCATGTTTACCGTCACATGTAAGTGTAACTTTACCTAATAATTTCGTATATTCCATTCTAAAAAATTAATTCTGTTTCTGGTTTAATAAAGTCTTTAACATCTGGTGCATCAAAAGTAATCTGATTATCTTTAGGATCCACATAAGCATTAGGATACTTAGCATAATCTGATATCACTACAATATTGCCATGGTAGTCCAATGCAATATATAGGAACTATTTTAATTCATCACATGTGCACATATTTTCACAATTTACATACTCCATTAACACATGTTCTACACCCTGTATTAACAGTTTTAGTATTAATATTAACGTTCAACAATTTGCATAAATCCAAGTAAAACTATAGTGCTTCTTTATTATGAGCAGTAGCAATAGCCTATTCTAATAATTGCCTCTTAAATACTATTAGCATTAAAAGTTGCATCTATCTATCATCTAAACAAGTTCGACAATACTTACGCAACATCTTTATCTCTGCATTATATAAGATATTAGGATCATAGTATACACCATCTACATAGTCATTAGCGTAATACTCAGTAGTAACAAACATCTTAATATACTTCATATTAGTATCAAATTTTGATAATACATCAGACTCTACTGTTATTTCATATGCATATATTGTTGTTACTTCCTTTTCTTCACCTTCACGCACAATCTCTTTATAGGAGATTCTAGCATTATTATAGTTCAACACGTAATCATGATTATCTGGATTCTCGCAATATATATTGCTTATATTATGACATTCGTCAATGTATAATACTATATCATTAGTATTTACTATAGATATATTAGTATACACACTGAATACCATTAGATTATCCTTTATGGTTACATTAAATATTTTATTCATAATATTAAAATAAAAAAGTGGAGCGGGGAGATATACTCCACCAGCCCCACTTCATGATTGATTGAATTAATTCTATTAAGCAGCTTCTCCTGATATGAAAGCTTCAATACCTTTAGCAACAATTGAATTTGTGAAACCTTCAGCTTTCTTAACATAAACCTCAGTTGTCAGAGGAGTAGTCTTGATATACTGATTATCATTACTAAGATATTTGTTGTCGTTTTCGATAGTGATATAGTTGTATTCTACACCTTCTTCTACCATTCTCGGCTGTTCTACAATAGGATAAGCACCTGTAAATACATGTCCCTGGTAACCCATGAAACGTACTTCAGCGTCTCTCACCTGCTTCCAGTAACCTTTGCCCGGTGTACCTTCAGTCTTAGTAATAGTTGCACCCGGAATAGCTTCTGGGTAATTGCTCAAGATAGCTCCCGGAATAGTAACATACAGACTAGCTTCCATGCTTACTGTAGAGTATTCAGACAGTGAATAAACTCCTTCATTATCATCTTTTTCCATTGCAGTCAAAGTGATAACAGCACCAGAAACTGTAGCATTAATTCTACGATTTGCGTGTTTGTTGATCTTCTTAACAATAGCAGCAGCTAAAGCAGAAGCATCTGTGCTAGCAGCATATACTTCATAAGTATGAGTAAACTGACCCGGAGCTTCATACATATCTTTGTAAACCATTCTCAGAACGTATCTGTGACCAGCTACGATAGTTGCATCAGTCAAAGTAATAGTAATTTTATCCTGAACCGGAGCAACATATTCACCAATAACAGCACTAGGTTTTGAATCTTTCTTGATTTCATTACCAAATTTGATATTAGCTTTCTGAGCAACTGTACCATCAGGCATAGTTACATTAACTTTGTTCTGAGCTACACCTACATACAATGAAGTAGCGTTAGCAGCTTCAGCAGCAGTTTTTAAGATAGCTCTATTCTGGTCGAACAAAGCAACATCACCTACAGCCAAAGCATCAGCAGTAGTATATGATGCAGGGATATTTTTACCGATCAATACGATATCTACGTGTTGTAACATAATTTAAATTTTATTTTTAGTTTAACATAAATGCGCGCTCATGTAAACTTAGTTCATCTTCTACTTTCCTTATTTCAGATTTCCACGTCAATGAACGCATTAGTCTTTGTCAGATTTACCTGACTATTGCATAGAAGCAGCTTGCTGTATATACATCATTACAGCTGCGTCTACAATTTCTTGGTGAGTATCAACTGGTAATTCAGTGTACTCTTCTGTTAGTTTATTACCTAAATCTTTGGCATTTCTTAAGTAAGTTAACTGGTATTCGTTTATGCCGTAATTACCATCTGTTATCAATACTATTTTGCCATCTGTATATAATCTAACTGGTCTAGCTTGATTGTGATGTAAGTGGTATTCTGATAGACTATTACTTAATATTCTATCAACTGTTTCAATAGTAGCTTCAATTACATCAGTGGAATTAGAAACCAAGGCAGGACATTTGTTGCTATAAATATTAATAGTCGCTTGCTCCCCTAAAGTATACATATATCCTTCTGGGTAGTCTGTTGACCATCTATTACCTGTTCTTGTAAAGTCAATGCTAACATATTTATCTGTTTTTACTAGAGTACGTAACTTATCAGATAATTCTTGATTAAGCTAAAACGCTCTATATAACTGTTTAACATATTCGTCTTTAGCTCTATTTATATAGTAGAATATAGTATCTGAGTTCAGCTTACTCATAATATTATAACCCGGTATAATATTATTCAACTATCTTTCAAATGCTATTTGGAATTGTCTTTCAGTCATATTATTCAGATAATTGGTTTAACTGTAATTTAGTAGATGTTCTTGGTGATTCAATATTTTCTAATGCTATTACTACAGCTCTATTGATAACTTCATTCATTACATCTTCAGGTAGATCTAATTCTTCGTCTAACTGTGTGTAATCAAACTGTTTAGGTCTCTTTATATAAGTAATATTAACTGCATACTTATTACTTGATGGTTTAAAACTATCTGATATCTACATTACTGGATCTACATAGATTTTCATTTTGTTATCTTCTAATGTAGCTACAGGTACTTCAACCCAAGGTATGTTGTTATATGTTTGTTTAAATAGGTTCGCATTCTCATGGTCTACTATTAAACAATTAGTAGATGAACCTTTAAACATAATTACTGCAGATAATATAGTTACTCTTCTACCACCATCATGTATATCATCTATTACAAATTCATTATACATAGAATTGTTAGCAAAGATATTCTCATCAGTACATACTAAAGCATCCAGTTCAGATATACTTTGGAGAGATCCTTCGAAACTCTGTCTTAATACATTGTTTCCACTTATCTTATTACTAATTATCTCATTCTGAGCCTAATTAAGAAAGATATCTATTTCCTCAGGTAAGAATGCAGGTGAGCCACCATAGGCAACTCCCTGAGCATTCTTATCTAGGATAACTTTAAACTAAATATGTGCAGTACGGTTATTCATTACTTGGACTTGATTTCATTTAAAATAGCCATCTTGATATCATTATTCTTCTTGTCCTTTAAATAAGCAATTACGTCTTCCAAACCATTACCAATAAGGTCTGTACCAAAGTAATATTGAGCTCTATTCTTTCTAATGATATTCTTAGCAATAGCTTCTTCAATCACAAAGTTAATTTCTTTGTTTGGGTTTTCTACCCATTTCATAATAAACTTCTTTGGTGATTCTTCAATCTGTTCTGTCAACTTAGCTTCAATCAACTCATTTGACATAGTATCAGATTTAATACCATAAAGTCTAAGACATTTACGCATATCTTCAATAGACATCTTATCCATTTCTCTATATGCTTCACGTTTGATCTTGTTGATCTTGTTAGCTTCTTCAGCCTCACTGTCCCTATTAATCATTACATAATCAGTAGCTGGTGTGATCTTATTCAGTCCATTTGCTACTCTCTTATGTCCTTTAAGGAACAAATATTTTAGTTCGTCTTCAGGTCTATCAGTATCTAGTATAACATCCTTTTTGCCAATCTTAACAGCAAAAGTATCCCAAAATGCACTATTGGGAGCTAGTTTACCTTGTTCGAAACCAATTTCTTTTTCTAATCTTTCTGCATCTTCTGCAGTTAATCCAGTATAAATGTTACCAGATCTAGTCCAGTATGAACTAACATAGTCATAACATGTGGACCATTTTGTAAGCCCAGTCCATGGGTTTGTTTTAATTATTCTAACGATTACTTCCATAATATCTTTAATTAGATTGTTCAGTTAGTTGTTCTTTATATTTCCAGATATACTTAAGATTTCCTATAGAATGTGGAGTTCCGATATTTGCTTCTCCATTTAATTGTCTTTGAATAGTTCTTCTATCGCATCCTGTTTCTCTACTAGCTCCTATTATACTTGGATATTCTGCTATTAGTTCACCAGTATTAACATCATACTGACACACTTTCTTAGACATTCTATTTCCGTTTTCTCTAACTATTTCTAATTGTTTTCCTTCTAACTTAGAACCAGTTAATTGTTTTATTCTAGCTCTACGGCATGCTTCTGATACTATATGACCACCTTTATCCTTATTATACCCTCTTTCAGGATTCATAGCGTCCAATTCAGCTATCCAGAATGCTTCTCTCTTATCTCCTTCGTATCTGGTACCATCTACTTCCTCTAGTAAATCGATACTAAAATTAGCAGTACCATGTTCTCGCATAGCTTGATACAATAAACAATTCAAATCATTAGGTCTTTCAGATTTAATAGCATGACTCTTATGATCACTAAATCTTTTTTTAAGATCTCTAGATGTCTGTCCTATATAAATCTTATTATTAGTATTATCTGTTATTTTATAAATTCTTGTCATAGTAGTATAATTTTTTAGTTTATACTACTATAACGTAAGAATTTAATTTATGTTGCGGTTAGTTGTCAACAATTTATTCAGCTTCCATTACGAGCTCGCCACATGCGCGGGGATCTCTAAGCATAATACCCATTTCACCAAGGAAGAATACAGTATAACCGTCCTTACCATTAGATCTAAGAGTACTCTTTGAGTTAGCATAACCAGTTGGAGCAACAGCACCACCAGTGTACCAAGTTACAAACTCACGGTCTTTACGAACTACTTTTACAATGTTAGCTTCACCATCACGTCTACCAAGATCAAGGAATGTCATACGATATGATTCCAGAGGTTTCAGTGTGATAGGATGCAACATACGGTTATAAGTGGTATCATCATACAATGGGAAATACTTCAGAGTAAGTTCGATGCCATTAAACATCTTGTAAGTCTTGAACTGACCACCAAAAGTAAGACTATCACCAGAACCTGTTACAAATACTGTATCAATCAGATTCATATTGATCATCTTTTCTTTCAATACTCTATCAAATTCTCTCATACCCATTTCACCAGTCAAGGCAATAAACTTACGTTCGTTAGTACCAAGTACATTGTAAGACAGGTCGAACAAGAAGTCTTCCAACAGTTCTGCACTCAGTCTAGTGTAGAAACGTCTATTAGATGGAGCAATCTGTTCCAACAGACCAGCACCAATAAATACTGGACGACCGTTAGTACCTTTCAAGTTACAAGAACCATCTTTGTTTACATTGTTTTTCATGTAAACCAGCATTCTTTCACATCTCTTATACCATTCTCTCATTGCAACCCATTCCTGATAGTCTGCCCACAGATATGATTTCTTACCTGTTTTAGGATCTTGCAGAGCGATTGCCATTACTGTTGAATATGCTGAACCAGTAATATCATAGTTAATACGAATTGTCGTCAGATAATTACGCATTTTGAAATGAGTATTATAGTTCAGGATATCACCTTCTTCACTGTATTCTTCTACAGCAGAAGCAAGACGAGATACCTGACATCCAGCTTTCAGATATTCAGAAGGGATGTAAGATGTAGGGTTACCATCTGCTACAAAGCAAGTGTATACCCAAAGGTTGCCATCCTGATAAGGTGCACCTGATACGCGTACTTGGAAATCTTTATTATCGAATTCCAGAATAGCAGTAGGTCCAAACCAGTTATCTTCCAACCACAACAGGATAGGTGTATTACCCAAACCAGCTGTAGAGTCATCAGTAATAGCAGCACCATTCCATTTTGCGTCTCTAATTGTTACAGCTCTATCAGCATCAATCATTACGCTCCATTCCCAGCTTGGCTGATCAATGGTCATTACATTACCAAGACCGCCAGTGAGCATATCCAGAGAAGTCTGGTAACCGTTATCCTTAGTACCAAATACATAAGACAATACGGTAGCAACCTGATATGGATTCTATTGTGAAGCTGCACTGATCTTAGCAGTGTCAATCAAGTCTGAAAACCATTTACCTTTGTATAAAACTAAGTTATTTAGAATATTATTATCCATAAAATACTAGTAATTTTAATTTAATTAGTTATTATTAATTTGCACGTAGCATTCGTGCAGCAGAACTCCAGATATCAGTATCATTCGAGATCTCTTGTTTTTTAGTCTTTCTACTTACTCCAGTTCTATTTAGACTTTCTTTAAATTTGTTAATAGCTTTGGTGGAACCTTCACTCTTAGCAGCCTTCAATAGTGTGTCTCCCTTCATAGTAAAGTAAGCAGACTCAAGTAAGTTCTTTACGCTTTTGGACCAATCCTTTTGGAATTTTGTCATGCCATCAGCGTCAGGCTTAAATATATATTCAAGTAATACCTGTTTATCTTTTTCAGGTATTTTAATACCACGAATATTATCCATGCCTTTTATTTCAGTGACAACGTTCTGGAAGTATTCCTGTTGACGCTTTGCAGCTGCCTTAGCTTGGTTTTCTTGATCTTTCAATAGCTGTTGTTTCTTTTGTTCTTTAATCTCTTTAAGAGCTTCTAAAGCATCTTCAGCTTCATCTTCAAGCAACCCAGCATCTTCATACTTAGTTAATTTCTTGTCTATTTGTTTAGTACTAAAACCCTTTTCTTTCAAAAACTCTTTCAATACTAACTTCTGATTAACTTCGTCATCTTCAATACTGATTTCATTAAGATCAAGTTCACCTTCAATTTCAAAGTAATCTCTAAGATTTCCACCATTCTTAACAAAGTTATCCAAAGCTTCAACTTCTTCACTTGCATACTGTGGTACTGAGTTCTCTTCTATTACTGCTTGAAAGTAATCAACAAGTTCTTCTGGAGTAGAAGGTACTTCGTCATCTTCGCCTAATTCCCAACCCATCTTTTCAGATATAGCTTCAAAGAATGTAGTTACTGTGTTATTATCAGTAGTATCATCAGTATCTGCATCATCGTCATCATCTACATCTTCTTCTTTCTTAGGTTCAGGTTCAGTTACTTCTTTTTCCTTCTTACCTTTTTTAGTCTTTGTAGGTTCTGGTTCAATGTCATCATCGTCATCATCTATATCATCGTTGTCTTCTGGTTTACGTAGTTTTTCCAGTTCTTCGTCTGTCAAAGGCTCACTAGCATCATTATCAATATCGGTTTTATCATCCTCTTTGCCAGTACTTGTTTCAGTTTTAAATACATTACCCCCTGGCATGAAATCTTCAAAGATTTCGAAACCGTTTAATGTTTCTTTTTCCATAATTATATATAATTAGATTATTTTTTCTTTCTTCCTTTATGTTTCCATTTCTTAGCATTCTAAGCAAAGATAGCTCTCTTGCGCGTCAATGGGTTCTTACTGTGTGTAAGTTCTTCTGTAGTTTTACCTGTTCTCTTCTTCAGGGCATTGAATTTCCCCCTATTCTTTTTCTTTATATGTATCCCTCCGTCCTTGTAGTTCGGTATCGGATACTGTGGCATTATCATTGCCATGTCTATTAAGTCTTTCATCTTCTTCCGTTTCTTTGCTGAGCTTTTCGATAAGCAAAGTATTTACCATTGCCAGAAGCTCCTTTTTAGTAAATAAATCTGGATCTTTTAAACTGTTTATCTCTGTTTCTGATAAATTTGGAGAAAATTCTGTATCTTTACTTAAATCAAATATTGGTAACTTTAGCCATTCGTCTAAATCTTCCATACTGCCAAAATCAACACATTCTATAATGTGTCCTACTTTGCTATTATAATCTCTAAAACTATTAGCGTAGTTATACTGAGTTAATATGGCACGTCCATATCTCAACATGTCTAAATTTAAACTACTACTATCACTGATTGTCGTTATTCTCATTACTATAAACTCCTAAAGCTCCAACACCTAGCAACGGTATCGAATTGAACCACTTTGTATATTTGTTAATATTATTAAACTATCTACTAGCTCTCGCCACTTCTTTCATAGAGTCAGTCTTAGATATCTAATCTAATACTTTCTTCATCATCTTAGCATCTACAGTCTAACCTCTAGTACTAATCATACCATTCTGGAACATATACTCTCGAAGCTAATTCATATGAGCCTTCTGTTCTGTAGGCTTAACATAGTACCAATCCCAACTATCAATTCCTCTATCCTTAAGATCCTTACTCATCTGATAAAACATATTGCTATCACCATGAGGATCTAAACGATCTTTATTTCTCTTAAAGTCTGCATAATGACTAAGTTCGTGTTCAGTAACTGGTAAATCTAAATTAGCTTTGTTTGGATCTATCCTATAGCTATATTTATCGTTACCAAAAGCCCTTAACTGAGCTCTGCTACTTCCTTCACTGAAACTTTCAATATTTGGTAAACTAAAAGGATCATTATTATATTTATCAATGATGTCAGCATATACTGTTGCATAGTCATCTCCAAACTGCTTCTTAACTTGATTGGCTCTGATAAGATATTCAGGATCATCCATTAACCTCTCAGCTACATTGTAGGTCTAATTTGCAGCTCTACTTAACTTAGCATTGTCCTGAACTTCTTTATTGAAGTACTCATTCATTCTGTCCTAAGCATAATTTCTATTGACAGTAGTATTAAAACTGTTAAGAGTTTTAGTTTTATTCTTTGCCTTTGGAGTAATACCTTTATATTTACTTCTAAACTGTTTAACAGTCATAGGCATAAACGGAACCAACCCTAATGCAGCTAAACCTGCTCCAGACCAATCCCTATTACTAACAGCATCATATACATCATATGCAGCAACTGCATCACCTACTGGCGTAAAGTTAGCAGCATCCTCTAGGTCTAATAATGGTTTCAACCCTCTAACTAATGGTCCACCTGTAAATCTATCAATCTCATCTGTGCCATTATTATAGTAATCATATACCTGTTCTTCAGTATACTTTCTACCATATCTATCACTATAAAGTTTACCTTTATATGGTATAGGTTCAATTATAGTAGGTTTATTGGTTGGAGGTACTTCACCACCATCTGCATACTTATAGATAGGATTCTCATTACCTTCCCATGTAGTAGTATATGTAGTACCATTTATAGTCTATGGATAATAACCTAATTTAGCATCTTCTTGTAATCCTATTAAGAATGTAGGATGCCAAGGTTTCTTAAGTATTTCTCCTGTTTCTTGATCTCTAGTTGGTAAATGATAAGATCTATCTTCTTCAACATACTCTGGTTCATACCCAAGTTCATATGCTCTCTACAGATTATAACTACTCTCATCTTGCAAATTATCTGGTAATGAAGCTTTCCAATCTAAGTAGCCTTTACCGGGATTTTGCTCCCGGTAAGACTTTAAGCTCTGCATTCTCTATTTAAATGCTTCTCTGTCCATATCAATACTTACATGTTTCTAAATACACCTTTAATAGCATTACTAAACTCTCCGGATCTGAAGAATGAGCTCTGAGACAAGCTGAGTACTCTCCTTCCATAAATTTATCTTTTAGTAATAGATAGTAAGTTAAAGCGGATCCATCTGTGTTACAAGACCGCCACCAGTAACAGTTGTAATCTTTATTTAGATCTTCAGGATAGAGTGTCTGCAGTTCTTCTAATATGTTATCTGCATTCATAATCTTTCAATTATTTCTTTCCACCTTTGCCCTTTTTAGAGCCTGACTTTTTACCTCCACATGCCATAATGTTTCCTCCTATTTAAATATGTTAAATCCTTTTCGTTATTATAAGCTTCTTTTTCAAAGCTTATATTTCTATAAGCATTACCCTTCATAAATAATCTTACTAGCCATTCACAAAAGTAAATCAGATAGAAGGGTATATATAACAATTCTTTCATTTGAGCTGTATGTATACTTTCATGATTAATATCTTTTTCAGACATTTTCATACCTTTGCGTACAAAACACAAACCAAATAAATTCATTGCCTTAAACCCTTTAAAAGGTATAATATTATTATATATTAATTTCATATTACTTCTCTCCTACTACTTTATTCTTCAATGCTGTTTTAGCTTTCAGTTTTTCTCTTTCTAAAGCTGCATCATCTTTCATCTTTTGTAATTCCTTTTGAGATTGCAATTTCTGTTTCTCTAAAGCTACTTTCTTTTCTTCTATATCTTTCTTCATCTACTACTCTCTTAGTTTAGCATTGAATTCGAATTGTTTAGAAGCTTCTTCAGATGCTTGTTTTCTTTCTGCTAATGCTTGGGCTGCTATCTCCATTGGATCTGGAATTCCATTATTATTCTGATCCATATCTTCTGCACCTCTATAAGCATTAAGTTGAGCTACTGTAATCTTAGTTGCATTGTTAGAATCTATCTCATATTTCTTAAGATCCATCTCTGCTTCTTTAATCATTAACTCTTCTTCCTTAACTTCATTCTGCATCTGAATCATCTGTTGTTCTCTCTGAGCTTGAGCCTCTTCCATAGCTTGTTGCTGTTCCATACGTTTCTGCTCAATCTCTTCAAGTTTGTTTCTAATCATCGTAGTATTATCATTAGTAAATATTTCTACTACATCAAGCAGACTAGCACCATTTTGCATAGCAGGTTGTATAAGACTTCTAAGGAACTCAATATTCTGTTGATTCTTAGTAGAATCATCTACAAATATATCAAAGTCTTCATATGGGAAGTTATCTGATAGCGTTAAGAATGCTCTAGTAGCGTCATCTAATATGTACTGAAGATGAGTCTTACTACCATCTTTCCAAGCCCATTTAGCTGTGTTTAGCAACATATTCAAACACTCTCTCTTCACTTGATTATGTGTCCAAAACCAAGGTTCTGTAATATGTGCTGATTGCTGTACTGATCTTTCTACATTACCTACTAACTCATTAGATGATATTGAACCTTCACGTTGTTTACTTACTCCAGATATTTCAGATAACATAGATTCAATCTTATCCATGAGCATAATATACTAGTTAATAGTATTAGCCATAGTAAGATCTAATGCTGTTATTTGATTGAACTGAGATGGTTTACCTCCTTCTCTACCCGGTATATCCCAACCTTCTTCATATGGGTTAATAAAGTTAACACCAAGTGCAGATAAATAATGCATCCATTTAGATACATCAATATTCATTGATTTAGGTATCTAAGTAATATCCATATTTACTACTTTACCTTTATCTCTAGCCATTGCAAGTTCTAGACGATACCAAAGCACAATATACATATACTGTAATGGTTTCATCATACTTACTAAAGATCTTGGTCTACTGTTAGTATTATTATATATTACTCCAGTATAAGGCAATCTTTGTGAGTTAGGATTATCGGATGACACATATTGATATTCAACTGGTTCTATACCTATATAAAGATCTTCTCCAGCTCTATATCCTTCCCATGTTTCAATGATCCATTTCCATTCAACAGATATTTCCATACCTGTTTCCTTGTATGTCTCATCTACTTCATATGTTTCAGGCATACCTGTTTCTGGATCAATTATAGTAACAAAACCAATCTTCTTAAATGACTTCCAACATACGTGATATACTTTGATATTATCTCCACTTCCATCAAATGGGTTAGAGCTGAAACCATTAATAGTATGAGTTTTAATATGTGGGTAATCCAATGATGTTTTTCTTACTTCAGGATTAATACCTCCTTTAGCACTATCACTCATCATATCAAGTAACTCATTCAACTGTTTCTCTGTCATCTTATCATACAGTCTATCATACAGTTCAGTTACTGACATATTCATTTCATAGCAACACCATTGTGCTTCATGAATAAACTCTAAGTCTGATGTTTCAGTGTCATAATCAAAGTAAATAGGATTGATACGTTCTAGACATGGTTCTCCATTTACTATACCTATATAGTATATTTCTTCCCCACCTACTAATGCATCTTTCCAACCTTTAAAGAACTCATGATTAATGTTGAGTTTATTCTTTAAGTACATAAGACTATGATATGCAGTAATCTCTGCAATATCTTTATAGTCTTTACTCATGTATTTCTGTATCTGTTCTGGCGGCATAATCTCACCAGATTGCAAAGCTTCTTGGTATCTAGCCTATTCTTCAGGTCCTAGTTTACTCATGATGGTAGCCTGAATATAGTCCATCAACATCTGTTTAGCTTTTTCCTGTAACTCACTAGTTGCTATCTCACTAGTACGTACTACCTTAAAGTTAAAAGGTCTTTTGGTTTCTTCACCTAATAGTAGGTCTATCTTTGGCTTGATTATATTATAATCCTAAGCCATTGCAGGAAATCCATCCTATTGTTTAAATGGATTAGTAACGTACTTAAGATCTTTCTCATTATAGATACTATTGTAAAGATCATAGTAAGTCTACATCTCTTCCTTGCGAGTTCTGGTATTACCATTTCTAGAACCTCCTTGACTGTGACCTATAATGTAATCTACACAAGATTCTCTCCAGTCTTGAGTCTTCTTAGACATTGGCAATTTCTGTATAGGAAATTGATTGATATTTTTCATAGTTAAAACATATATGCTTCTATATTATCATTAGTAATATCATCGTCATGATACCACTCTTGAGTAAAGATAGGTCCATCAAATAGTACCCTATCTCTATTCTCTTTTTTCTTCTCTTTAACCTTTAGATTATAGAGTTGTTCTCTATAAATCATTACCTGCATCAACGCCATGACTCTATCGAAGTTTCCTGTATCATTATAGCTTATAAGTTCTTCTAATAGCGGCTCTGATAGTATGTTATGTAGGTTCTTTTTACCGGGAGCTTGTTCGTCATTTAACCAGTCTTTTATTAAGCCTTCTCCCCATTGCTTAATCTGTTTGTTCATATGACAACCTTTCTTTCTCTATACTTTAGAATTACCTACAATATCAGATATAATGTCAGGTTGATCAGCAAGTAAGTAGTCACAATGTTTAGCAGTAAAGTATGGGAACAAACCTTTACGTTCATTTTCATACATTATTCTACCATTATAGTAAACTGCTAGTTTACGTAGGTTCTCGTAGTATTCTTCGGCTGTTGTAGGGCGTCCAGTGTATTCAGCAACAATTATATCATAATAGTTTTCAAAGCTCTAGAATCGCTTGTAAACGAACGTAGAGCCTAATGAATTAGTACCTGACTAGTCATGGTCATATGGGTCTACCCCAAGTATATATAAACCAACGGGAGCATCCTTTACAGGGTGTTCCCATATAACTATAGATCCAGTAGGATCATCATCCTTCTTCAATGGATAATGTGTAATATCACCAGTTTTCTTAAGTACCCACTTAATAGAACCATTAGCATCCCATATCAAATCTCCTACCTATTTGTGATTACTTAGGTGTTTATTTATACGTATATTTGCTAGTTGTTCTTGTAGTTCTTTCTTAGGGAATATGTTACCTCCAAATTCCAAACAAGCTTCTTGTGGTGTTATACAGTGTTCAGCTACATAACGGTCTACTGCTACTGAGTTAGTAGCATTCTCTATTACCTTTCTACGTTCAGCTAATATATACTCTACAGACTTCTTATATAATGTATTACCATCATCATCCATGTAAACACGTTTACCATTCTCATCACGGAAGTCCATATTAGTATACTGAGGAATAAAGAATCCACACAGTTTATCAGATGGAGTTTCATCCCATATATTCTTAAATCCTAAACAGTTATAACCATCTGGATTATAGAACATATCTTTTAGTGTTTCAAAGTGGCTATCTTCATCACCACCAGTACCAAATGCAATCATAGTACCAAACGCCATACCATCCTGTTCTACAGACGGTCTAGCAATTTGCCATGCTGCACCTAATTCAGAGAATGAACCAGCCTCTTCAAATATAATAAGTTTACCAGCTTTACCACGAACTACATCGGGATTATCTTTCAGAGTAACACCAATAATCTCTGACTTATAACCGCTCTCAATTTCATTACCGTACTCATCTTTAGTAAAGAAACCGGCACGTTTACGCATCTGAGTATTAACAGATCTCTTCTTACCCCAAGCTGTATTCTTATCTATAAAGTCCATATAGTCCCATGCTTTAGTAAGAATACCATCCTCTGTTAAGTATTGCTTATTACTAGCATAGATATATGTTTTACTACCTGCAAATAGATAGTAGTTACGACATGCCATTGCTGCATTCTTATATGAATAACCCTTACGTCTACTCTTTAGTGCACATAAGTGTTTACTTTGTTCTTCTGCATCTTCTACTGCTAAGAAGAAGTAATAGTCATAGTCATAGAAGTCTGGGAACTACAAATCACGTGTTTTCTTAGTAGTTGTAGATCCATCTGGGTTAGTAATCGTAGTATAGATAATTCTTTGAATAGGACAGAAGTTTAAATAAAAATAGTTATACCCACTAATGAAATCTCCATCATCAGCAGTATAACCATACTTACATCTATCCATTTGTTCATCCCAATATTTAAAGTACTCTGACGTACCAGCGGGATACTAACAATAAGAGCCAGTCTCCAAAAACTTGAGGGCTGGCTATCTAAACTTATTGCTGTTTTTTATCTATTTACTGAAGTCTACTGTCATTTTTTACTAATTCTTCAAAGGTGTAATATTTATAGTTTGTAAATGCGAATAGTTCTTTTTTTATAGCTTTTAACTTCTCATCTTCCATAAATATAGGTCTTCCTAATTCATCCTCCATATAAAATATTACATTTTTACCTCTCGCTTTTTCCATACTTTTTACCAAATAATTCTAGTAAAGCTTCTTCTAAATCTTTAAGTGTTAACTTACTGTAATGATGTGAATTAGCTTCATCTATTTGTGGAATTAAACCTGATTTCTTTTCTACAATTTTCGGCATATTCTTTCATTTGTTGCAGATCCATCGTTCTATAAATAAACCCTACTTTATTACCTATTATAGTATGACCATACAGTACTTTGAATTTATTATTACTAATTTGTTCTATTCCTTTCATACGAAGTTTAGTTAAACTACAGTTTATCTGAGAACTCTGTCAAACTCACCTACTTACGATTAGGTCCATCATGAGCTGTGTTAACTATAAGCTTCCTTATATAGTCAGTGACTTAGGAGGTTACGTTGTATGCGCGCCATACTTCACTAAGTTTAAAGATACGTAGAGGGTCATTCTTACCATCTTTCAGGAGTTCGGATACTACCCACAGCTACTGCAAACGTACCTTTAATATCGTAGGAAGGTTTACAAAACAAAATGCCAACGCCTCAGCTGTCTTGTACATTACCCAAATCGTGAATTGACCTTCCTTATTGGTCGCCCCCGTAGGATTCGAACCCACACCTGCTGGGTTAGAGCCAGCCTTGCTACCATTACAAATTAGAGGGCAATATATTCCGGGAGTTATAGTGTCCCGGATTCACTTTTAGAACCAAGATTTGATTCTCTTCCACAGACTAGGTTTCTTAACATTCAATGCTCTCAAAGTATTGTATGCTTCATCAATCTGTGCCCAAATCTCTTCTTTGCTTTTAGTCATATCAATGACAATATCAATCTGCTTTTTCATATTAGTTTAATTTTATCTATTATAACGTGTTGTTTAATTTAAGTTGTAATTGATGTATTATCTTGTCAATTCATATGGATTAACCTTAGAATCACCTTTAACTTTAGATGTACTAAGTTCTTCTGTTTTAACCGCTTTCTCCAAGAAATCTAGAGTAATATAAGCTCCTTTTACTTTCTCAAATCCAGCTAAATACTTCTCAATCTTCTTTTCATCTAAGTCTTCACCTAATGATTCTTCATAGTAATCACTGAAACTGTCAAGCTTACGTCTCATATTCTGTAACATCCTAAGTAAACGAGTATTACAGAATTCTTTAAACTGCTCTTCACATGCTACTTCTGCTGCAGATAATTCATAATTAACATCATCGAATAGTTCTTCTTTCAACTTGGATTCGATGCTATCAGGATCCATACTTAGTACATAAGGACTATTCCATTTATTCTTAAGTACAATGTAACTAATTACTTTAGTAGCATGTTCTTTATCTGCTTTATCAGCATCCCATACCTTTTTAAAGCATGGGATACCTAATGCATCAGAATGAATTACAACTTTACCACCGACTATATCAAATAGTTTCATTATCCTGTTTATTTAGTTCTTTATACCATTCGTTCAAATCATAAGTAGTTGTAGGATCAGATATAATTACTGTTTTTGTTATATATTTATCTTTCTACCATAATCTGCAGTATAGTATAAATTCTCCTTTTTTAACGTCAATAACTTCATTATTAGTAACAACTTGACCATCTTTATCTGCCTAGTATAAGTTGCATGTGATATTGTCTATCATTGGAGTAATAGAGTTCGATTCAGTGTTAAATGATATCGCTTCTCCTCGTTTGTTTATTAGTATCTTTTCCATACATTATGCTTCAGCTACATCACAACAAACACATTCATTTAGATTACGAGGTTTTTCCAATGCGCGCTGTTTTTCGCAATCTGCTCTTCTATTTTCGTAATCTCTCAATTCAGGAGAATTTATCTTAATATATTCTTTTTCTTCCCAATTATTTGTAACAGAGTACATCTTAAGTACTACATCTCCTTCGTTGACATCAAATAACTTTTCACCATCCACAATCCATTCACCCGGTTCAGTTATTGTATAACTATAATCAAATCCACTGCCATATGTAGCTTTGCTTACTTTTTGTTCTTCGAAGTTCGCTACTATTACATCGCCTTCTCTCTTTGTCGCTATATACTTTACCATAATTCAATCAATTTTATATCCTAAATACTTTTCTTTATGCAATCTCTGTACTATCGTTAGTGCTCTCTACAGTGGCACATTCGGATTCACATAGTCCTTTAGTGTCTTGTACTTCTACACTATCTGTGTGTACGTCTGCAACTCCTACTCCAGACTCTCTGGTACTATATTTCTGTTCATACTTTTTAGTTAAATTATTGCAAATCTGATCAATTTGTTCTGCTCTATCTAATGTAGTTTCTTCTTCTTTCTTACCATTCTCTACCATTACTGTAGTAAGTTCATCAATCATATCGCTTGTGAAATCATCATATCTGATAATATCATCTTCAATACATTTCTCAACTACATCATATAACTTTTTCATTGGTTTAGTGAATAGTTCTGGTCTAGAGTTCTTTTTCTCCAGTTCCCACATATTTTTGCTTTCTTCGTGTGTCATTTCTTTTAATTTATTAAGTATTTTAATATCCGGTGTGTTTATATATTTATGCATAAGATCACATATGTAAAGAGTTTTATATGCTATCTCTATTGGCACTTCTCTAACTCCGGGTATTATTCTATATCCTGAAGTAGGATAGTAATCACTACTATCTTCTTTCATGCATTGAAATATATGATCAGATATCATTCTGTTTCTCTTTAATTATAGTTTTACTGATGCAACCAGCAGCCCAACCAACTAAGTAAGCATAATTTTCATTTCCTTGAGAGTATGACTCTACAGCATGTACGCCTAATTCTTCATACATATAGTCAGCTACATGTACTGCTTCATGTGGTATTGCATCGTCTGTAATTACTTCTAAGTTAGGAGCATATACTAAACACCCATACAATCCGTCTGATTTTCTACATACTGAGTATGTACTCATTGCTATACCTTCTTGCTCAAACTCTTCGTCTATGTTTTCTATTACCCCAGATTTATCTGTTAAGTAGAACTTAAATTGTTCATCTAATTCTTCTGGTCCTACAGCTACCCATAGCTTCCTAGGATATATCTGTGGGTCATACATATCAATTTTTCGCTTCTTCTTCATATCTCTTCTTTATTTTGAACTTTCCTAAGTAAGCAAACATCACTGGTTTAGGATCTAATTCTGTTATTACTTTGTTAGTAAACTTGAACGGGCTATTGCATATTACTTCAACTACTTGATATGGTAGGTTATACTTGTTACTTAGTTTAGTATATATACTCGTCTAATTTCTCATGCCATTCAACCTTCTTATAGTATTTACATGTAGCTAATGTAATAGGACCATTTAACGTATTAGGTCTAATTATATTTATCAATGCTGCTACATCTACCCAATCACTGCTATATAACGTGTCACTCGCAAGTACACTTATCTTAGATTGCTCTTGTTTACTATATTTGCGTATCGGTTCATATATCTCTATATCCTTCATATAATCTGAAGTAAGTAGTTCTGTCCTATTAGTTACTATAGTAAACATATTAAATGGTAACTGTTTGCCTCTAATCTTACTCCATAACTTCTTAATATAAGGATACTTCTTCCACGCTATTATAGATCCTGCCTCAAGCAGGAATGACCTCATCTTCATCTTTATTAACTTTTAATATTATTGTGATTTGTACTCTATCACCGATTATTTCAGGTATCAAAGCTTTACTGACCATTACTTCATCATCTGCTTTACCTACCCTTAATATGCCTTGCTGTTTGAACTTAGCTATGTATCTACTAAGATTATCAGGAGTAATACCTAAAGTACGTTTAATATACTTCCTATTCTCAGTACTTATTACATTCTTCCTTACATTAGGGAGTTTTGGTGTATTGACATCTATATCTATAAATGTTGTTAACAACTCTAACTCCCTGTCTGTAAGCTTAAGTATACCATTAAGGCTATTTAGAAATTCTCTGTATAAATCGGTTCTAGATACGGTCTTAACCAATTTATTCATTAATCAGTTCCTCTTTAATTTTATTTAATACTTTAGTAAGGTTATAGTACACTGTCTCAGCTTCTAGCTTAACACAAGGTGGTACTTTACCTTCTGAGTATTTATCCATTACTTCTTTGTAATCCTTATCATACTGATCTACCAGATTATCTATTAGATCTACTACTTTAGTAGATTTATTGTCTTCCACTTCTTCCAAGTATCCCTCTTCTACATATAGATCTGCAATATCATCAGATATACTCATTGATCTGTACGAATAGTTATCTCCTTCGATATCACCATTGCTACATTCCATAGTAAATACTTGAGGATCTTCAACACTATTTACTAACACATCGCCCTTTCTGGCTGATCCGAAATCTTTAATTACTTTATATTTTAACATATCATTTCTTATTTTTATCATTAAGTCCCCATATGGCTAACCACATCATAAAAGAACAGAGACCTAATACTATTAATTGTTCCATGTCTCTATAAACGCTACATGTTAAAATAGTTAATAGCTTTTAACATTTGTTAACAGTTAATTAACATATAAAAAGAAAGCCCGACCTAAGTCGAGCTCTCAATGCCTTTCAGCAGGGTTAAAAATATGTTTAAATATATATTACTTAACGGCAACAATATCATAAGGTTTCACTAGTTGGGTATCCTTTACTAGATCAAAATACATTGCAAATTTCTTGTTATAAGCAATAGTATCTCCAACCTTAAATTGTGGATCAGTAATATTAGTAGGGATTTTCAACACAATACCAGTAGCCCAATCAGATTCTACTTCTTTAGTTTCTGTTTGAGTGTCATACTCATTAAACCCATTTTCATCTACTTTACCATTAGGAATTTGTTCTGTAAATTCCTTAGTAACCATAATAGGTGCTAATGGTTTAACTAATACGTCTTTTAACATATTCCAAGTAATACCATTAACTACTGTTTCTAATACTTTATCTTCCATATTCTTTTTTTAACTTAGTTTCTACTAATAACGTATTATTCTTTGTTTAGTTTGCTTTTACTAGTATATTTCCACCATTTGAGCAACAATAAGTTACTGCTCTTTGTGGACATTTGCCACTACCTATGAAAGCACAACCATCACAACTACCTGATCTGTTAGGCTCTATTATATACTGCAAACCGTTGATCTCTACTGGAGTTTGGCTTTTGATTATCTCTGCTAATTCTGAATCGTATATTGTCATAATAATATTGTTTATAGTGCGTATTCTCTATCTGTCCAAGGATTGAAATCTTCTTCTATTGGAGGAGCTGGTTCTGTTTTACTTATGACTTCCCAAGTATAGTCTTCTGGTTTTATAGTAGTATCATATTTATCCGCGTACTTTGGATCATAAGTATGTTCAACAAGTACCTCCCAATATCTGTTTATAAAAATCATAATTCTACTTTCTTAAGTATATAACCTTGCCTACAGTAGTCTGTTAACTGCTTAGTACATAAATCTCTACCTAGTAAGTCACAGCCCATACAACCACCCTGTGATTTTTCTGGTGCTAAAAAATAAGTCTTTGATTTGTAATCTATGTATTTGCCAGAGTATGCTAGTGGCATTTGTTCTTGTTGTTTCATATGCGTTAATTTTATATGCTATAATTTATATTGTAATTATCTAAAGTAAGAGTATATACTATAAAAAAATAATTATTACTACTTACTTAAGATATACAGTCTGTAGCAATATTCCCCCTTACCCCCATATAAACGCTTGTTAGTGTGTTTAGGTTGCCTATTTGTTAACACTTATTAACAATGTTTAGGGCTATTTAGCAGTTATTATTTAACATTATTTAAGAAAAAAATATATAAAAATTTTTTAGTAATCAAAATTTAGATAGGGGGTATCAAAATTATGAGAGAAAAAGTGAATGTGTGAAGCTGCACCATAATCACTCCCCGATATATGGATACGGAGGAGATACCCGGTAAGGGCTAACGTTTGCCGTTATTAAAAAGGTATCTAAAAATGTGTATGAAATCGCAAATTACAAAAATTGATGCCGTCGAAATGGAAAATGCATTCAACGAAATTAATGTTTGCTTTTATATTGAAGCCAGCCCAATCGTTGAAAACAAAGAGCTAGACGAAATGAGTGAGGTAGATCTAAACAACCTTTTGGAGAGTGGCGACATTACGAACGTGTTTAACTCATCTTGTAATATATCGCCCTTTAGAACGGTCTTATTTCCGAATGATGAACGTGTTATGAAGTTGTTCGGTAAAATTTGGGAAAAGGGCGAAAAAGCTATTGAAAAGGGAGAAAAGCCTACTTATCCGACAATTAACCTAAATCGTTTTGAAGTAGATGCACCTGAGCCGTATTTTCGCCGTTATGTTAATGATAACGAGGACAACGGCATTAAAGCAGGTGACTGGATTTTAGCGGAGGAAGGAGATGAAACGGATGAAACGGATGAAAAAGGGCGTAAACTTTTCCGTACTATTTGGGTAACGTCTACATGTAAAACAGATGCAGACGGGAAAGATACACCTATCGAAAATACAGTAAGAAAAGCAAAACGCGCTTGGGTGAACGGTCTAGAAACTGATGCCGGAACGGGAAAAATGTTTACACCTGCAAAAAAACAGCTTGAAAAAGAGCGGCAAATTGCAGCCGCTAAGAAAGCAAAACAAAACGACCACGAAGGAGGAGACGAGGCTTTAGTGCAAAGTGTAGCAAAAAAAGTAAAAAAGTTATCGTTTGAAGACGATTAACCGCAAAAGGTGTGGTATAAAAGCCACACCTTCTCGCGATTGCACTATGCCTAAATAATTTGAGATAGTCAATTTTACACATAACTCTTCGGATAATTAATTAGTACAAAAGTTCTACTTCTGTTAGTAGGTAATAAATAAAGTTTTAGGTTTCTTGAAAAAGTATAATAATCCTTGTGAGTGCCCTATTACCCTTTTGTAATAATACGATCCGCTGATAGACCGGAGAAATAATAGTCTATCATTTTCATTTGTATTTTCATACACGAAATAACAAATTCCATGGTGGCAGGTTAGTTCGCGCCCTAAAAGAACATCGTGACAATTCTAGACATTGTTGGAAATGCTAGATACGAACCGATCATTGCTCAATCCAAGTACTCCCAACAGAGTTGCTAAAAGCTTGGTATTTATTTGAATCAATCAATTAAATAATATAAATGTGAAAGAAGAAAACAAATCATGTTTAAGTACTATTATCTATATTGTAGGAATAGTATGCGCAATCATAGAATTTATGTTTTTAGGTTCTATGCATGTTGAATATCCAATAATGACAATTCCTGCTATATTAGGAATAGGTAGTTTAATCTACTATTGGACACAAAGATAGTCATAACCCGCAAATAAAACTCGAGGTCTTAGCAAAGTGGTTTACCAGTTTTCCATTATGACAAAAAAACTGGTTTTAAAAGACAATAATCGACAACAACAATAAAAAACTCAATAACTTTCCAAGACGTTGAGGACACCAGTTTCTTATAATAGTGTAGTTGGCAGACGTAAGGGCGTACTCAGCTGCCGTGTGAAGCAGTGAATTCTGTGGACTGATAGAGAACGTGTGATATTCAGGCTATGCGTTACGTAGTTATAAGTTTTAGGTGTAAAATGCAATAATGTAATCATGACATAAACTCTTAATCATCAGTGCTATCATTATATAAATACTCGTGAGAGCTTGGTAGGGAAATCTGACGCAAGCCGTGAAAGACGGTGGCGATTAAGAGTTTTAACAAACTTTTTGAACCCATAATAATAGTTGTAGAAAGACCTCCTTTCTTGAATCTAGAGAAAGGTGATAACTACATGGTCTGTGAAGATAGTGTAGTTTCAA